TGTAACTATGACATATAGATACTACACGAGAGTATTTTGGAATAGATTGCAATAGATAGTATTTTTTAATTTTAAGAACGCAATTAATATAAGGAGCGTGAAAAATCATGGCTTTACCTAAACTAAACTCACCAATTCATGAACTTACACTTCCCTCGACAGGAAAAGAAGTTAAGTATCGTCCATTTCTAGTCAAAGAGCAAAAACTCTTGCTGATGGCGCTAGAAAGCAAAGAACAAAAAGAGATGATGCGCGCAATGAAGCAAATCATCAACAACTGCGCAATCGACAAGATTGATGTTGATCAGTTGCCTATGTTTGATCTTGAATACTTCTTCATCAAACTTCGCGCAAAGTCTGTTGGCGAAATCATTGAGCTTCAGTTGACTCATCCAAACAATACGAACTCAGATATTCGTGAATGCAGTCATGTCACTAAGTTCAAGTTGAACTTGATGGAGGTTGAAGTTCAGAAAGATGCAGATCATACAAATAAGATTTTAATCGATGAAGATGCAATGATTGGCGTCTGTCTCAAATATCCAACGATGGCTCTTGCAGACAAAATGCAACTAGTCACTCAGAAGAGTCAGATTGAATCTGTGCTTGATCTTGTCGCTGAAAGCATTGAATACATCTACGATAAAGACAATGTTTATCCTGCAAAAGATACATCGAAGAAAGAGCTTCTCGACTTCGTGAATGATCTTTCGCAGGATCAGTTCCGAAAGCTCACCGACTTCTTCGGCAACATGCCAAAGCTAAAGCACAATTTGAAGTGGACTTGTTCTGAATGTGGATGCGAAGATTCAGTTGAGGTTGAAGGAATGGCAAATTTTTTCGGCTGATCCTCGCTCATGAATCGATTATAAACTATTACAAGACAAACTTTGCTTTAGTTCAGCATCATAAATACAGTTTAAGTGAACTTGAAGATATGCTTCCATTTGAGAGAGACATTTATGTTACTCTTCTAGCTCAACACATCAAAGAAGAAAACGAACGCATGAGGGAGCAAGAAGCCAGAATGCGATCATCTAAGAGGTGACAAGGAATGCAGAATTCTCAGATAGAAAAAGAAACATGGTTCAATAAAAAATGGAGACCTGCCATGGCATGGTCTTACATGACTATCTGTATTTTTGATTTCATTGCTGCTCCCATTCTATGGAGCATTCTTCAAGCATCGTATAAAGGTAATGTCACAGAAGCCTGGCTGCCACTGACACTTCAGGGCGCTGGGCTTTTTCATTTGTCTATGGGCGCTATTCTTGGTGTGACTGCTTGGAGCAGAGGACAAGAAAAAATGCAAACTGGAGCCACATCTCTCGTTGCTACATCAAATCAAAGACAGACGAATGTAATTACGTCAAAGGATCAAGAAGAACAAAATGGCTGATTCTGCTGCACTCAAATTAGGTAACATCATCTCATCGTCCGTATCAGGATCGATGCAGGCACTCACATCTGGCATAAAGGGATCACTATCTCAAGGCGCTGGCTTCTCAACAATGAGTTCTGCACTCAGCAAAGGTCTCAGCAGAATCGACAAAACTGAAAAAGACAAAGAGAAGAGAAGAAGTGAAGAAGCGAGCCGTGATCGCGGCTTTGCTGAAGAGCGAGATAACGAGAAGAAAAAGTTTGACGCTATCTTCATGGCTATCACGAAAGGCATGGCGATCAACGTAGACAAGATTCAGAAAGATGTCTCTGAGATTCTCAATCTACTGAGAGACAAGGAAAAAACACCAATTTTAGATATGCTGAAAGCCATGTTGTCTGGATTGGTTGCTTTGCCTAAAAAACTTGCTGCATTACTGGGAAAAGTTTTAGGTGATTTAAAAACTAAGTTCAAACTTCCAGATTTAAAGATAGGAGATTATCTAAAAAATTTATTCCGAGGAATAGGTGATTTCTTTAAGAAGATTAAGTTTCCTGGTATAGACAGTTTTATAAAAGGAATAAAATCTCTTTTAGACACTAAATTTCCTAAGGTCACTGAGTTTCTCAAAAGACTTGGCAGTATGTTTGAGAAAATAAAATTTCCAAAAACATCAGCCCTAATAGGTGAATTTTTAAATGGTCTCAAAAAGCTATTGAAACTTGATGATATAAAAAAATTATTGAAACTTGATGATATCGCATTAAAAGCAAAGAAATTTATTACAGCATTTGCTATAGTATTTGAGTTCGCTAAGTTTCAATTAGATGAACTAAAAACTTTAGGAAAAAATAAATTCGGAGATTTGAAAACTGCATTCGGCACTAAGATCGGTGAGTTAAAGTCTACAATTTCTTCTGGCTTCGATGACTTGAAAAAGTCAACAAGTTCAAAACTCACTGAAATAAAAACATCAGTGTTTGGATCTTTACTTGATATCGGAAAACGATTCGGTTCATTCTTTGATCTTATAGGAACTACATTATCATCTAAAATAAACGAGTCTCTGGGCATACTAAAGAACTCTAATATGGGTAAAGCCGTATCGATGTTGGGTGACGATCTTGCATCATCACTTAATTATCTAAAAAGCGGTGTTCAGAAAACGTTTATCGCATTGGCTGATGATCTTTCAGCGATACAGAAATCATTTAAATCTCCTATAGCTGTAGCGGATGAAACTGGATTAGCTAAAACTGCCGGCGGAGCGGGTGATGTCGCTAAAGCTGCTGGAGCTGGTGCTGACACAGCTAGATTAGCAACTACTATTGGAGAAACTGTCAAAACAGTTGACACTGTTGGTGATGTAGTAAAAGACGCATCTCTTTTAGGTGGAACCATATCTAAAATAGGAGGATTCTTCGCTGGATTCAAACCAATGCTTGAGGGTCCTTTGAGATTTTTGGGAGAGATGACAGACGTTACTGCTTTCGTTAAAGGTATAGGTAAAGTATTGGGTCCTCTAGGACTTATATTGAGTATTTTCGATGGCTTAACAACAGCACTCGACACAGAATATCTACAAGCAACTTTTGGCGTAGAACAAGTTGGAATGAGAGAAAGAATTTCCGGCTTCATCGGTGGATTCATTGGCGGCATAGGCGGATTATTCGACTTCCTAGGCAAAATGATGGGAATTCAAACAAGCGATGGAACTCCAATTCAAGAATATCTCACTAAAACAGTGACACTCATTACCGGAGATATACTGGATGGCATTAAATCATTCTTAGAATTCATAGGTAAAATCATAACATCTGAGCCCGCACAAAAAGTGTTTGGCGCAGCTAAAGAGCTATTCACAACTGCATTTAATGGACTATCATCGCTATTCAGTTTTCTCGGAGACGTACTATTCTCAGAAACTGCGATGAAAATCTATAGCAGCATTGGCACATACATCGGCGAACAGTTGAAAACTGCATTGAACATGTTCAAAAATGTCATTGATTTGGTTGTGGGCATATTCACACTCGACTGGAAAGTGATCAAAGATGCAGGAATGAATATATTCGATGGCATCATTAGTGGATTCAAAAATACATTTCAAATGATAGGCAGTTTATTGACTCCTGTTTTTGCGAAAATGGGCAACTTAATTGTAGATTCTCTAAACTGGATAATTGAGAAAATAAACAAAGCTCTTCCTGACAGATTTGAAATCACTAAGCTGGGTAGATTAGATGATAGTTTTACTGGATATGGAGGAAATCCGTCTGGTGGATTCTCTGTAGCGAACACATCAACACCACTGCCGGCAGCAGCAGCGTCACCATCAGCGCCGGCGGCGGCAACACCACCCGCAGCAGCAGCAGGAGCGCCACAATCAGCAGTTGCTGGAAATTTATATACAGAAGCCGACCTAAAGAGACTTGGTCTAAACATCAAAGAAGGATACACACAAAAATCTGGTGGGACAATCTCTGCAAGTACAATTGGTGGTGCTCAGTGGGTTCAAGGAAATATATCTGGAGCTAGATTCACGGGATTTAATGATCAGTATCATCAAGAAAAATCTCCTAGAAGTCCTCATACAAGAGGTCTTGCTTTTGATATGACTATACCGCCAAATCTGGCGCAAAATGATAGCAGCAGACAGTCTATAGCTAAATCAATTTCTGCTGCAACTGGCGCTTGGGTTAAAGATGAGTACGCAGAAGATTCCGCACATAAGACGGGCGGACATTTCCACGTAGACTTCTCTAGAGCTAAGGGCGTAGATAATGGACAAGGAACTTTTGGCGGAGGACCTCCAACGCCAAAATACACTCCCCTTGCTGCTGATACATCATCTGTTACACCATCGGACACGGGTGTTTCTGGTGGTGGATTTAAATTGCCGGAATATACTCCTCTTACTTCTGATACATCATCTATTACACTTTCAGACACTGGTGTTTCTGGTGGTGGACTCAGATCGCCCTACGCACAGCAACAAACTCAACAATTAGGTAAAATACTTAATACTGTTCAAGATCAGTATTCATTATCCGTCGGGTCAAGAAACCTATCTAGAGATCAACTCGAAGAAGCTAGACGCCAGACAGAATTGTATAGAAACGTTGATGAATATCAACAAGAGAGAGATAGACTGCAAGAAGAATTTAATTCTGAACTGAAGGGCATTTTCAGCCCTCTAGTTCAGGGACTTCTTGGTCCAGCAGGCGAAGCTCGCAGAGAAGACGAACGCAGAGCAGGAAGAAACATAACAGGAACTCTTCTGTCTGATGATTTCCAGAAACTCGGAACAAAGATATTTGGCAAACAACAGGGCGCTGCAATCGGTGAAACATTCCAAAAGCTGGCTGGTGTTTATCTAGACGAATTCATCGATCAAGCACTAGCACCCGCACTAGGAATGAATTCGAAGTATCTGAACAGATCGATCAATACGTTCCTTGAAGGATATAAGCAGACTCAGCCTGAGATAAAGAGACTCGAAAAAGAAATCGAGAAAACAAAAACTGAACTGAAGACATATCAAGCAGAAAAGGGTGTGATCACTAGTGCAGACATCATTCGCGCAGGTGGAAGAAAAGGCTTCACCGCTGAAGAGCAAGCAAATCTAACTGAAATCAATAGATTAAATGAAATCATTAGAGTAAACCAAGAGCAGCTAGACAAAACAAAAGAAGTAAGAAAAGAGTACAAGACTGCTGCTATTGGCGACTTGGTTTATGGAATGACCGGCGTAGCAATAACTCCACGAAACGTTCTAGAAGACATCTATGGCAACAGAGGATCAGAAGGACTTGTCGAAGACTTGGCAGCTATCTTTGGCGCACCTGTCGCTGGTTTGTTTAAAGCATCTCCTGTTGGAACTGACACTGCATCCAAAGAAGTTGAAATGAGAAGACAACTCGCCACTGAACAAGTGACACAAACTAGAGCAGTCAACACTGAGAATATTCAAGCACATTCTCAGTTGCAACAAAATGTTTTGACTGCTCAAACTGGATTGTTTGAGAAACTTCTGAATGGAATGAGTTCTGTGTTTACATCAGGCGCAGACATGTTTAAAGGCGCGCTGGGTTCCATTGGAATTAATATTGGCGGCGCAGGTGGTGGCAATATCCTCGAACGTCTAGGTGGCGATATCGCAAAAGATGTAGTAAACACTATATCTGGAAATAAACCAAGCGGCACTGCCATTCCAGGAGGAATGTTTCCGGCATTTAATTCAGAGACGGGTGAAACTTATTACACAGATATCGCAACTGAATCTTCGGGGGGATTTGTTGGTCCTCCAGCGCCATCTTCTGTTAAATTTGGAATGGGAAATTTATCCCTAGGCTCAATAGGTTCTTCTGCAATGGGTCGAGTCGGTTCATTTGCATCGAAAACTCTAGACAATTTCATAACATCAAAAATATCAAGTTCGCTCGGCGGTGGCTTCGCAGGTCAAATTGGTGGAAGTTTAGTAGCAGACTTCGGAAAAAGTCTATTCTCGGGAGGAAACTTTAACTTCTTTCAATCATTAGGAAATACTTTTGGCGTCAAATTAGGTCCTGGCGCATCGATGACAGATTTTATGAGTGGATTCAAAAACGTGGGCGGTAACATGATGATGAATATGGGTGGAACAATTGCCAATCTCGGCGCTAACATGGGAAGTCAATTCGTGACTGAACTTGGCGCAGGCATGGCTCAGAGTGGAGCGGGTGTTGCATTCGGTTCAGCAGGAACAGGCACAATGCAAATTGGTCAAGCTCTTGGTGAAGTTGGCGGTATTCTTGGACCAGCTATGATGTCCTACAACTTATCTAAAATGATTGGCGGTGAGTATAAGACAGGTCTTCCAGTTAACGAGATAGCAGCAATCGCAAGTTATTTTGTGGGTCCAATCGCAGGCGTCATCGGAGGTCTTGTCAACAGAGCATTTGGTCGAGGACCAAAGAAAGTTCAAGCAAGTCGAGTCGTTGGAGACTTGAAGTATGATGCATCTAATCTTAGAACAGAACAAGATTGGAAGCAAAAAGGCGGATGGTTTAGAAGTAGTAAAAGCGGAACTGATGTAAAACAATTTACGTCCGAAGAAACCGATGCTGTCAATGATGCTATAGCTAGTGTATACGACAATCTTAAACTTGTCACTGAAGGATTAAAACTAGACATCTCAAGTGCATACAACTTCAGCAAGACCATTAGATTGGACATGACGAAGTTAACGCCTGAACAACAACAAAAGAAATGGGAAGAAGTTTTCCAACAGTTTAATGATGAGATGTATCGATTCACTTTCGGCGCATCTTTAGAAGCTGCACGAAACATTATTACAGATCAAAGCGGCAATGAAGTTCTAGAGTCATATGAACAGACTCTGATCAGATTGACTCAAATAGATCAAGTGTTCAACTTGGCTATGGACTCTGTTCTTGAGATTGCAGGCAAAAACATAGATTCTATGTTCACTCGCTTGACTGGTCAGTTAGACAATGCAACAAAAATATTTGTTGCAGATATGAAAGATGCATACACTGCTGCATTTGGCGGAATTCAAGAGCTGAATCGTGTTCAGACCGAATACGTAAATCTATTCTACACAGAAGAAGAAAAGTCAAATCAAGCGATCAGGGATGCGAATGAAGCAATAACTGAAGCACTTAAAGACACAACTATTAGTGCAACTCAGTTCACTCAAGGATTTGGTACTACTGCGGAGTTGCAAGCCGTCGATCAAGAGACTTTCATGGAGGCTCAGCGTCTGCGCTACAGAACGATGGTAGAAGACTTTGAGAAGACTTATGGCTGGATGTTGACAAGCACAGAAGAAAACGTTAAAGAATATGCAGTATTAGAAAAAGGAATCAAAGACGCAGGCTCAGATTTCATGACTGCTGCGCAACTGACATACGAAGCTGCGAACAAATTGACTGAAACTGATGCTGCTGATATTGTAAACACAGCAAGAACAGTTGGCACTGGTCCTGGTCCTGCAGGTGAGTTGGGCTTTGGTCCATCACCTGCACCCGCTCCAGCACCCGCTCCAGCACCCGCTCCAGCACCCGCGTCAGCGGCCGCTCCAGCACCCGCACCTGCTCCGGCAACTCCTGTAACTCCAGCTGTTCCTGCGCTAACAGCAGGAACACTTCAAGGATCAATTGAATTATTGAACACTTCGGGATCTATTACAGACAAAGAAAACTTCTATAATGATATGATCGCTTCGGGTGATATTACAAAGGCGAATTTAGATCAAGCCATTATAGAATATGGAAGAACAAGAGATATGCGTACAGGCCTGTTCGGCACAGGCGGCGCCACTAGATACTCAACTGTTTCTTCTGTTGACGCTTGGTACGATAGACCTGTGCCAGTCGCTGTTGCGCCAGCTACAACTCCTATTATGGGTCCTGGATTTAATTTTATGAATGTGGATTATTTGACGACTCTGCCTTGGTACAAAAATTTAGTTGCTAATGGAACTGTAGCAGCAAGAGCAGCGGGCGGATCATATGGATCCAATAAGCCTATTGTCGTGGGTGAAGTTGGTCCTGAAATCATGATGCCGAACGCAATGGGATCAATCATTCCGACCCATAAGATTATTGAAGCAGTTCAAAATGCATCTTCATTAGATTCAAAGACGAGAAAACTTTTGACCTCGGCAAGACCTGAACCAAATCCAATATCTGATGCTTATATGATGCAGCAAGCAATGAACACAGCGATGAGTGCTGAACGAGACATAGTATCTTCTGTCAACAACTCTATGGTAAATCAAACTGTGAACAATGTTTCAAGTCCACAAACTAACATTGTGTCTTCTGGTACAGGCGGTGTGAGAAGCGATAATCCTATGATGAACTCTTTCTCAAGATCATCAACTAGACCTAGATCATTCTAGAAACAAAAAAGGAGCTCTAGGGCTCCTTTTTTTTACTTACTCTTCAGCAAGTTTTTCGAAGTAACTCATATCGTCAGAGTCATCTTCATCTTTCCAAGACTTGGTATCTTCTACAGTCTTCTTCGCTTGAGCTGGCGCAGGCTTTGCAACTTCAGGCTTGCGCGAGATTGGAGCCGCGGGCTTTGCTGATACAACAGCTTCACCTAACTCAAGAACATCGTATAGCTTAGTCTTCAGTTCGTCATACGACTTGAAGTTCTTCTCTTCGATGAATTCTTGAAGACGATACTCAGCCTTCCAAATACGCTCAAGCTCTTCGTCATCTTCAGACAGAGGCGCTGCTGATTCAAACTCGCTCTTATCGTAGTTAGGATAGCCTTCGACCTTACGAATCTTGAGCTTGAAGTTTGCACCTTCCCACATGTCGAAAGGATTCACCGGAGTCTCATCCTCGAACTCAGGGTTCATCATGTCGTTCAGCTTATCGAAAATCTTCTTTCCGAATTTGAACAAGAAGATTTTACCTTCATTCTCAGGATTAGCAGGATCCTTAACGATGTAAACGTTAGAGATGTATTGCAGCTTCCGCTTTTGCTTTCGTGCAATGTCCTTGTCAGAATCAACGCCAGAGTTCCACAACTGAGTGTTGTACTCAGAGACTGGATCTTTCTTGTTGAGTGTAGTCAGAGAATTCTCGATGTACCACTTACCAGTGGGACCTTGAAAGCCGTGCGAGAATACTTGAACCCAGGGCATGTCTTCGCCGCCTGGTGCTGGCATGAAACGGATCGTTGCGAAACCGTTACCAGCTTTGTCGACCTTTGGTCGCCAAAATCGCGTGTCTTCGTAACTCTTCTTTTCACCTTCTCCACCGAGCTTGCTAACTTGTGCAGTGAGCTTCTCAAGGTCTTTGTTACGCGAACGCTTTAGATCAGAAAAATTTGTAGCCATGTTCATTACTCCGTATGTTTAGTGTATTGCGATGTATTTTTTACTTGTCCACTTGATTCATGATGTACATCTCTATGTATGCTACATTTTGGTAGCACCAGTGCGCAAAGTTTATTTTTACTCTTTAGATTCCTAATACACTCTTCAGTTGTTTCTTCTGTTTTGGTATATCTAGATTTAAGAATGGCAGGTACTTTTTGCATTGATTGCTTACTTCCTTGTAGAGTGGATCATCATACATTCTATCATACTTCTTTGAGAATTGCAAGATAGAATCTAAGATTAGGTACGTTTCTGTGCTGATTTCTTTTCTTAACAACATGACGAAGATTCTTGGATGAGAGTTGTCTTTCGGAACAGCAAAAAACTCTTCCAGTTTATCTTTAGTGTCATAGTCGGATAAAAAGTCTATCTCACTCTTGAACAGATAAGAGATAGACTCTTGTTTCTTCTTCCATTCTTTATATACATTCTCAGCATCATCTGAGAGTAGTTCACCGATCCAGACTCTAGGGTCACTCAGAAAATTTGCAACAAGGAACTCTTCAAGATACGATTCTTTTCTCTTACCTAGTTTAGCGAAAAAAATCTTATCTTTACGCCTCTGAAAAGAATCAAATGTCACATTCGTTTTTTTGTTGTACTTGAAGTAGTCATACGACGATTGTGTGAAATGATTCTTAAGTGCAATGTAAACTTTATATGCGTCAATTGCTTCCATTACGATACTCAAATTGGCAGTCTCGCTTTCTTGCTGATGATCATACGAGAATTGATTGCTTCGCTTTCAATTTCGCTTTTCATTCGAGGTGAGATTAACGCTGCTGCCGTTTCAACTTCAATCTTGTTAATCTCACAGTAGTGAATGATTGACTCGATCATAGTCATTGAAGATTCTTCCATGATGAGTTTGATCTTTGTTTCAAACTCTTTCGATGTAAGAATCTTCAATCCAAACGTTTCATTCATGCCTTCTCTTTCATTTTGTAGAAAATGTGGTCGCCAATCTGAGCGACTTTTATCATAGAGTTTTTCCATTGAGGCCTTACATAAGTTGCATGAAAATGCGTTGCATTCCGCAGAGAGTTCATTATAGCAGGAGTCTCTGATGATGTCAATAAGTAATTTGCAACATTCACAGATTCTTCCCATGCTGCATTTTGTTTAGGAGAAGAAATCTTCTTTTTGTTGTACCAAGAAAACTGTTTTCGTTGTTTAACAACTCCCTCGATACTATTTGCATATCGCGGATTGTTTTTTCTATTGATAGTCACAATACCCACTGCAATTTTTCCTTGTATAGATTGATTGCCTGCCTCGTGGTATATGTTCATTGCTAGCCAATATAACTCTGTTCTATCTATTGTTGGAACTGCTGGACTAATATTGAGTGTAAAAAGAGCAAGAGTAAGTAATAGCAAAACCTTTTTTAAGGGCTTCATCCATTCTCCTTTTTGTTGATGGAAGAGTATTTATATTCCGATATTGAAGCGATCTGGCACTTTGTCATACGAGTATCTGTGAACAAAGTCTGTTCCGTCGAATTCGTGAGTAAACTCTTTTTCAATCAATGACTTCCAATCTTTATCATGCATGTGACCCCATGCAGAGACTTTAGTCAACATCTCTTCTTTTGTTCTAGTCCAACTGTAGTGATGAAGAATAGGTCCTTGTGGAGTTGATGCCATAGGAACGTATTTCAGTCCGCGCACGTGCCGATATGCCCATCGTTCATGTTCAGTGAACATATGTTCTTTTTTGATGAGTTCTCGTTTGATGTAGAGTCCACATTGTTCTTTCTGCTTTGCTTGATTTGTTGCGCTTCTGAAATACCAATGGCACATAAAGTCTACTGCATCAAATTCATCTAGTGCGTTTGAGTCTAGAATGTTTTTGAATACAGCACCCTCTGGAATCTCATCTGCGTCAAGAAACAGAATTCTATCGTGCTTTGTGTACTGTACGCTTTCCCATCGTGCGAGATTGTGATAGTGTCTTGATTTCTGACCAGCAACGAATGGCAAGCATAATGTCTTGATCTTCTCAGGGCTCAGTTTTCTCACCTCGTCAAGATCGCCTAAGTCTTCGTGTGTTCCGTTGAGAAGTTTATCGAAACATACGATAACGATATCATCGCTGAACATCAACAACTGATTCACTAACGGCTTAATGAATCGTTTGTCTAGACTACAGTAGCTAACGATTGTGCTAACTTTCATGGTGCCCAAAATAGTTTGATCCATGCCGATTGACTTGTTTGTGCAGGAAATGGATTGATGTCTTTTCTGACATAAAAAGAGTTTACGCCGCGGCTGTCGCAGTACACTAAATCGTATCCTTGCCTTTCGGCTTGCATTACCATAGACAATAGACTTGCTCCGAAACGAGTGTCTCCATTGCACATATAGCTGTCATCGCGAGGCATTATGTATTCTGTATTTGCATCATAAGAACCGTTGTACTCTTGTATGCAAACTCTAGGCTTATATTCCTCTAGCTTCTCTCTTATGTGGTAGTCATTACCATCGATATCGATTGATAGCAAATCCAGCTCTTTTGGAATACCAACAGAATCAAATACTTCTAGAACATTGTCTGGAGTCAACATTCCCTTTGTGAACGTACAATTTTCTGGATGAACATCCACATCCATCATATCAAACCAATATGTTTTCCAGCCTTGGTTTGCTAAGTTTAGTGTGTTGCATTCTGCTCCTTTTTTGCCTCCCCAATTAGCAGATACTCCAATTTCAACTGCCACTTTGTTTGTCACTCCTATAGTGTTGAAAATGTGTTGTATGATTCCATCTTCGCCCTGTTGGGAATGAATTTTATTTTCGTATTGTTTCATTTTGTGTGCCTTTTAATGTCTGCGTCCATCATCATTCGAATCATATCTTCGAACTTTGTTTTTGGAGTCCATCCGAGTTTTGATCTTGCTTTGCTGCTATCGCCACAGAGACTGTGTAATTCTGCTGGACGCTTAAATCGTGGATCAGACTCTACGTAGTTCTTCCAATCTTCGATGCCAACGTGATTGAATGCTATGTGTAGAAGCTCACCAATAGAGTGTTGCTCACCTGTGCCAATCACGTAATCGTCTGGACTTTCTTGTTGCATCATGAGCCACATCGCTTCAACGAAGTCTCCTGCATAGCCCCAATCTCGTTTAGCGTCTAGATTGCCAAGAACGATCTTGTCTTTCAGCCCTAGTTTGACTCTAGCAACGCCGTCTGTGATCTTTCTTGTCACGAACTCGATACCTCGAAGTGGACTTTCATGATTGAACAGAATACCATTGCTTGCGTGAAGACTGTAGCTCTCTCTGAAGTTTACTGTGATCCAGTATGCGTAGAGCTTTGCGACTCCGTATGGACTTCTAGGCTTAAACGTTGTCAGTTCACTCTGCATCTCGCCGTTGCTGTTTCCATACATCTCGCTAGTGCTTGCTTGATAGTATCGTGTCGATGGGCTGTGCATCTTCAGTGAATTCAGAATGTTCAGAGGACCCATTGCATTGACTTCAGTCGTTAGCTTGTTCAGATCCCAACTAACACCGACGAAACTCTGCGCAGCTAGATTGTACAACTCATTGGGCTTTATGCCTTTAATGATATGATTCATTGAGTTTTCGTCAGTGATATCTCCTGTGATCAACTCAAGATCATTTTCAATGCCGAGAAATTTCAGATTGTCTAGATTAGGATTCGAATACCTCTTGACGAGCCCATAGACCTTATAGTCTTTCTCGATAAGTAATTTTGCAAGATAAGGACCATCTTGCCCTGTTACGCCAGTTACAAATGCGACTTTTTTCATTTTATAACTTTCAGCACGTAGTGGACGTTCACCTCTGGATGATGCCTATCTTTATCTAATGTTGCGGTAACATTAAATTCGCAATTGAATCCATAAATCTTTCCCAACTTTCTCAGAGGATGATTTGGATCAAAGTACGCAAAACTTTCTTCAGTCATGAAGTTCTTATGCGTAAAATCAGTGTACGCATTTCTACTGAGATAGTATGGTGCAGAAATATGAATCACTGCACTCGGTTTTGAAATGCGATGAAGTTCTTGCACCAACAGAGGAAAGTTTTCTCTAGAAATATGTTCAATGCAATGCTGCATAACAATTTCAGAAAATGTGTTGTCTGCGAATGGATATGGCAAATTCTCTAGATCATGCTCTACATCTTTTTTGCATAGTCCGATGTCTACATTAACGTATCCTTGCCGATAATCGTCTCCGCACCCTAAGTTCAGTTTATCCATTTATTGCTCCTAACAGTTGCTTCTCTGTATTATCTATACTGAACTTTAATCCTAGTGTTCTGAGTGCTTCTGGATCAGCTTTTGGAAAAGTTATCTCAGACAGATTGTTATATGATAACACACCTGGGATGTCTTTGCAACCACCAGAGTTATGCACAATAGGTAAACATCCACTCAGAAGTGCTTCTACTGCAACGAGTCCGAAGTGTTCAGTCTGAGATGGATCTGTTCTTCCTAGACCAATCGCATGAACCATATATTTTGATTGTGCGAGATCATTCCTAATTTCGATTTGACTTCTATTACATTTCACTATGATCCTAGGATCACCTTTAGCTGAATTGACAACATGCTGATAGTAGTTCTGGTTTGTCATCTTGCCATGAAAGACAAGGGTCTCAAAATCTGTCTGAGACTTAAACCATTCAGCTATCGCATGTTGATTCTTGCTGTGTCCATCTGGATCGATGAAGTATTGTCCGATGTTGATGATCGTGTTTCTTTTTTCTTTTATGTGAAACTCAGATGCATCAAAGTACGGTGTTATGATGTGACTGTCTGTTGAGTACAGTCTATCAATAACTTCTTTACAAAATTCGTTCAGCGCAAAGAACTTGTTCCATCCATCAATCTTTTTTGGTTGAGGATAGTACACAATCTGCGCATTGAGCTTACCGCGCGGATGTGTCCATCCCCAGTAATCAGCTAAGAGATGTACATCTGGAACTAGAGAAGAATCAGCTAGACTGATTTCATCAACGTCCAATCTCCATGGAGTATTGTGCGCAGTGTAATAGCCTACGTTCTTGTCAGTGTAAATTTTGTAGTATTTTTTTAGAACATTGAGGATCATCATCACGTAAGTACCACCGCCTGTGTAGTCTTCGTGATTGTTCGATATAAGCAAAGTTTGCATGATATATTTCCAGTTGATGGTGGTGGGTTATTCTGTTACGAGGAAACCCACCGAAACCCTAAGCCGAGTTTAGGCGGCTAATGCGAACTTTTCGTCGTTTGCATTTACGTGGTTTGCTTGATTTACAGTCATCGCCTACTGGATCGTCCATTCCTCTACTTGTTGCCCTGTCGAAACCAGGTCAGCCCCATCAAAAGCATACTCTGTCACCGTTTTTGCTACGCAGGTAACGATCAAGACCTCAAAGAATATGCTTTTGGTGGAGCTGGCGGGAATCGAACCCGCGTCCAGAACACTTTTTGATTTACTTCATACGATCATAATTTACCAGTGTCGTAAGACACCAGCAATGATAAAAATATTCGTTATTATATAGACAGCTAAAATTGTAGTTCTTATGATAGCGATGATGTCCGCGTCAGAGTCTGTTTTGCCTTGCTTTTCACCAAGAGCTTTAGCCCATAAGTTCCAACCTCTATTCATACATTGAAGCGTATTGTAGTCTAAGACTGATGAAGTTGTCAATGTAATCATCGCGCTTCTTCACAAACAGAAGTGGATCATTTCCTTCTACTGCCATGATGATTGCGATTCTAGGAATTGAAATGCCAGTTCTCTCTTCGAACATCACTGCGTATGCTGCACACTGCATAAAGTAGTTCTGAATATTGTCTTCAGTCTTCACTCGCGAGGATGTTTTGAAGTCAATGATTGCAGGCTTACCGTCAAACTCAGCAACGCAGTCAACTCGACCACCAACTTTTAGATGCTCAGAGTACAGCGGTGCTTCGACTGCGTATACGTTGTCAACATAGTCATCAATGAATGGCTGAATAGACTTAAACAAACCCATCGTGTCTGGCATAACATTCTTGAGTTCTTTGTTCTCAAGATAATGCTCACACACGGTGTGCATTTTTGTGCCCCGTCGTGCAGCTTTGCTAGAAATTCTATTTGCTTCTTCTTCGCCGACTCGTTTACGCCATTCAAGAATTGCAGCTTTACTATGAATAGACATCACGGTAGTCACAGATGGAAAAAAATTGCCATCAGGAGTTTGATAGAATCTTTTTCCGTTATTTGTGACTGTATTTAGCTCAGTCAATTGTGTGGGTACATGCTTAAACACTTATGCGATCAATCCATTCAGGTATACGGTTTTGCCATTTTCTTTGATTGCAGTCAGACACTGATTCTTTAGATCGTTTTTGTCATAGCTCACGTGAACCCAACCACTGTCTGGAATTCCTGGCGTATAAAATTCTAGAATGATTTGTCTGAACTCTAGATTGGATTTAATCCACTCAGCAAGTTCAGCATTAGGCATGCCAGGAATTTCAATGTCTGCTGCCATGCCAGTCATGTGATCAGACTTCTTTGCACCACCAACAGCAGCATTGACTTCAGGTCCTCGATATGCAGAATTTACTTTAACCGGTCCGAGTGCATCTCGAATAGGCTGAAGTACATTATCGCACAAAAGTTTCAAGTTTTCAAGAGATGCATCGTCTGGATTATTAGCGATTCCGTGCCTGAGTGCAGCTTCACTTTTAGTCAATTCGTGAAGAGAAAAGTTTTTGCTTATTTGCATAGATTAACCCTAGTCTTTGTTTTGCCTGTATTGCGCATCATCGATGTTATCTTCGTATTTCAGTTTTGCTAAGATGTAGTCTTTAACCAACGATGATCTAACGATGTCGTCTGCTGTGAATTCAATCTTAGTGAACGCAGACATATGATATGCAATGTCAAAAAACTTTAGAATACCAGAGACATCATTCCTCTTTTTATTCAAGTCTGTTTGTCTGTAGTCGCCGCACCAAATGATCTTCGATCTGTATCCAACGCGAGTCATGACGGTATCGATTTCCTCATACGTCATGTTCTGCATTTCATCAACAATGATGATTGCATCGTCGAATGACATTCCTCTAATGAATGATGTCGAGATGAATTCTACATGACCTTGTTCTTCTAGTCTATCCCACGCATCTTTTCTTCCGAAGAGTGTGTCGCAAATTTGTCTGTACGGTTGCTGATAGATCACCATCTTCTCGGTGACATCTCCAGGCAAGTGACCGATTTCTCTAGACTGAACTGCCGAGCGAACAACAATAATTTTATTAAATGGATTTGACTTGTCTAAAACTTCTTCCAATGACTTGTACAATGCAATGAAAGTTTTGCCTGTACCCGCAACGCCGTGAAGTGCAATGAAATAGTCTCCCCGCTTGTACGCATCAAAGAAAACTTTCTGATTGTTAGTCAGAGGACTAAACGTTTTCATATGATCTAGTCTGAGCTTCAACGAATTCGTTACTTGACCTCTTCCTGCGTCTAACTCAGGTGGCGCTCCGTCTGCTAAACCTTTTAATATTTTGCGTGCCATATTTGCCTTTTGAGATGAATTTATCTTCTCCTTCAAAAGGTATTAATCTTTCCCCTTGGATGTGCAGCTTGAGCTTTCTGCAAAACTTCACGAAAGCCTTGATCGGGCTTTCGTATACCAAGACGGACAGGATCACCGATTGAAGGCGCGCTTAGAATCACCGACTCATATTGTAAATTCTCTTTCAGAAATTCTTCACGATCACTAATTTTCATGAGCTTCTCGATAATCTCGCCTGTTTCTCGATGTCTGAAATTATACGTGGGCATGAACTACTCCTGTGTTGATGTTAGTATGTAGCATAGTTACGAACCACTCTGGAGTGTCGCGTTTAGTCCATTTTGCAAATCGAGCTTTTGCACCAACGTAATAATTGCGATAAGACAGAACTGCATCGTTGCCTACTTTGAATTCATCTGGCATAGCTCGCCAAGGTTCACAGAATTCACTCTTCACGATATTTGCAGGTGCTACACGAAGTTCATCGAGCAACTTCGTTTCGCACAAGTGCGTTTTGTTGTACCTGTGTGTGTACTCTTGACATAGATTCACCCACATGGTATACAGCCAAACATAGTTCTCATAGGAATGTCGAGTCCATTTAGCTGAAGGATGATTGATATGAGTAGCAGTGTAGAGAATAGACTCACGGTCATCAGGAAGAACATATCTTGTTTGTTTTCGACCAGTCTTAGACAAGCCAACATGCAGATTGCCGTCAAGCACACGATGAGCAGTAGAAAGAAGTTGAGCATATTCTAAAATCATTTTAACTACGTGTTTATCCAAGTGCATCTCTGCACACACTTTTGGCGATGGATCTAGATAAAAAATGTTCATGAACTAGTGTATCACGCTTATTTGGTATTGTCAAGTTGCATTGACATCACTTTCTGATGATGTCTTCTTCAATACAACACTCACCATATTGGATTTCTACGACCTTCAATTCCCTATCTGTTTCATTCGCAAGTTGGTGCCAAGAATCTTGTGGAATCATAAGACTCTCATGTTGATTGAAGACGACTGGAGGATTTTTTGAGTACAATGTTGCTTGACCTTGTGCGATGAACCAGTGTTCATTTCGCATAGAGTGCTTTTGCATACTCAGCTTTTTGCCTGGTTCAACAACCAACTCCTTCACTTTTGTTGTTGAGTTGTTCTCATAGAGGACTCTGTAATTACCCCACACTCGTTGAGTGACTGGAGATTTCCACTCATCAAGAATCCATCGACTGCTGTTTTTCTTATTGTCTCCACCAACACCGAAGACAAACGTCACTCTAGGATTATTCTTAAAAAACTCTTGTTCAGGAACATTGCCCGCGGCTCGATCTCCACCATTGACAAATACGATATCGTCATTGGGAAATTGATCAAGGAGTTTTTCTATTGCACCTACGCTGGTGTTATCATCATCATTGAAGTCTATCGCATCGTCGACCATCTTCAGGTTTGAAATTATAGAAAATCGTTCATCCCAAGGCATGAATTCTTTTCCTTTCTTTCTTTTCAGCCAAGCATCGCTATTGATACCGACAATTAGTCTGTGACCGAACTTCGCAGCATCTTTAAAGTATACGATGTGCCCACTATGAATAGGATCAAATCCGCCTGTAGCTAATACAATTTTCATTCTTATGCCTTCCATGCCCAATGAATAATTTGCCAATCGTCAAGGCAATCTTCAAAACAATAATGCTCATCCACATAAGATTGTTCATACTTCTCACACATAGCTTTGTACCAATATGGCCAGTATTCTTTTCGAATGTCATCTTCTGACATTGTTACGTACTCTGGATCTCCAGCATCATTGGCGGGCTGAACAAATGTGTAGTATCTCATATGTGAATTTGATTGTCGTGATCATTATATAGGATATTAAAAAGCCCCTATGATGGGGCTAATTTATGTCTACACTGTAGACATTTTATCTACATGCGTGTTAGATTTTCATCATGTCTCGATGGCGATTATCATAGATGGAAGCACCAATCGAATATCCCATTAGACTAAGATTGAGTCTCATTCCTGGATGGTCTCGCAAAAATGTGAATTCGAATTCGAACGCAATGATGTCACCGCATTTAGTGATTTCAATTTCCCAAAACTTGTTGCGCAGTGGAGTTTTGCCATGAAAGAATCGCACAGTAGAGAATCTACTATTGAAAGGATTCCTCAGCGAAAAGTGTAGCGAAATCATGCGTAGTCCGACCGTCGCAAATATTTCTGTGGATGATCAACGTACACTCCCGAATGGAGAAAAGTCTCACACAGCCACCAACCACTGTGATGCAGACTCATACCACCCGGGATGTATCTGACTTTGAACTGAGTCATTTCCATGTTAAGCCTCGACGAGGTAAGGACTGTTCCACTTGCCGATGTTGACACGGGTGTACCAACCAACATCGAAGTAGTCTGTCATTGAGTCTGAGTTGTCGTGATTGCCGTTGTTCATCGCAGGAAGAACTTCAGACAGAAACGCAAGAGCCTTGCCATCGAAATGGCTCTTGTAATGATACGGATTCACATCTTCGTAGCCAGAGGTGTTCGGCTTGAAACCTCGCGCAACTTGATAGTGGTCAGCACTGCACACTCGGTTGGAGTTACCAATAAAGTCAATCTTGCCAGACTTGATATTCAGCACAAGCGTAGAGTGGCTTCGAACCGCGAGAGATGCCTTAACACCATACTTTTTGCAGATTGCTTTGATCTTAGGAGACAGTGCTTTCTTCCGTTCTTGAGAGACATAAGCCATTTTGATTACTCCTAAAAATTAAAGACTGTTAGTTGCAAGAGGAACATCAACCAGAACAATGGCAACATCGAAACTTCGACGAGCTTTCAGCACAACTGTCGCAAGACCTTGAGCATGATAGCTGGATGTCGCTTCGACGATGCAAGTTTTACCGCGGTAGAAAGCCTTATAGAAACGCATTTGAGTGCCTTATCAAATCAACACAATCATTATAACACATCCGGAGAACCTGTCAACCATCATAAAAATAGTTGACTAATTTACTCAGACATCTTCAGCATAGGCGCCGTAGTCTTCATCTGTTCCCCAACCGACGGAAGCGAGTGCCGATTCCGCATCTCCGTCCATCGAGTCATCGTAAGGATCAGGACTGCCGTACATCAGCATGTCCGATGCTTCTTGAATCCAGCTCAGTGGAACATTGTAGATTTGTGAAATTTCTTCTAGACTGAGTGAGTTTTGGATCAACTCTTCTTGGATGGCCAGAATCAGAGAACTAATTTTGCTCATACGTGTCCTTTCATTCGATAAATCCAGTGTATCACACTGAGGAACAATGTCAACAACATTTTGACATTTTGTTGTATAACTGCAACAAAAAACCGCGTCTACCAGCATGTTTTTTGTTGCAGTCTGTGTGGAAGTGTCAACCACAGCACAAGAAACGCTCCTAGAGCTTCCTGGTGCGTCTGGCGATCACCTCATACAGGTGACATATGTCACCTAGGTGAGGTGATATCACCTCATACAGGTGACAGCAGCAAGATCCTTCCACGACTTCTTATTCATACGGAACAGACCAGCCAGCTTGACTACCATGCGAAGAGACAGTTCACGCAACTTTTCCGTATTGTCTTCAACGAAGTCAACAATCTCAAGAGCTTCGAGATCGGTGAAACCTTCGCGAGAAAGCATGCCCTTGCCGAAGACAACTTGCTTGATCCGAACAACGTAGTCCCGCTTGGTCTTCATAGCCAAGTCGAGGTAGTGTGAACGCGAAATCAGAGCCTCGAAGTGAGGTGCCAACTTATTGCCCTTGGCGATAAGATCGTCGAAATCGTAGTTCGTGATGAAGATGATAGAGCCTTCGAACTCAAACGAACGAGGCAGGCGCTCACCGTCCTCATCTTCCATCTTGGTTTCCGTCAACCAGTGAAGACGGCGCGTTTCCGTCATGTCGCAAGCCGCCTTCAGCAGGTTCAGGCAAACGTCATCGCCGAAGATAGAGTCCGCGTCATCGAACACAATGATGCACTTCTTAAAGCGATTCTCGTACAGCAACTTGTACAGACCGGTCGGGCGAATGTAGCCCTTGATCACGATGGGAACATAGTTCTTTTTCTCAGCAACTTCCAGCGTCTTCATAACACCGTAAGACTTGCCAAGACCGGCAGGACCGGAGATGATGAGTGACCGATTGTGACCGAAGCAGGTTGCTTCCGTCATCAGATCCATCGCAGAGAATCGGGTTTCGAGCCGAGTAAGAATCTGCTCTTCGGTTTCGGTGCTCTCTTGGGCAAACGTGCCAAAAGTCTGCATCGCAACAGTGGGAACGGTACGATTCTTGGTCATACGAAAACCAGCTTTAGGAACTCCACGAGGCATTTTTTTCTCCAATCAATCAATCACTCAACAGAAACCATTCTAGCTGGTTTCTGGCTGATGTCAACAACAAAATAAAAGACGTACAAAACAGTCAACTATTATTGTTGCTTTTATGCTACATCTTTGGAGGAGCGATTTTTTTCTGGTGGTTGATGCTAGCCTATCGGTGTGGTCCAGGTGAACGCTCCTGAGCCGTCCTGGACGGTCTTTTTGGTGACTTGGACTGGCGAATTTGGCGAAAACTGAGGTTTTCGAGACGGAAATCAAGCTAAGTTAGTTAGCACTTACTTACTTGATATAAGTTAGTTAGCACTCACTAACAAACTCGTCTACCATGAACCACTTGGCTTCCGAAAGGTATCGGGTGTTTCTCTTGAGTTTCTTGCCGTTCTTGACGTAGTGAAACACGATCTTGGTGGGAGACTCCACTGCAACGAATCCATACATCTTGCTGGACTGACCAAACGGCACGATGTAGAAAGACTTGCCCTCACGGACTATCTTAGAGTAATTCTTCTTTGCTGCGTTGATGGTGTCCAAGCCGCCGAAGCGGACTGTGTCTTGAAGTTGGCACGCGATAGACTCGCGAGGACCCATGCCGTCAAGAAAATTCATACAAGAGTTCCTGTTTAGGATACTTCATCGCCTTGCGGCGTTTGTTGTCGATCACGCGCATCCGATACTTTGGCGAGCGAAGGTCCTTGCCAACGTAGTCGCGCGGCTTAGGAACATGAATTTTTAGAGTCTCATTCATCATATGACTTTACAAGAACGCAGTACGATCCAAAGTGTTTTTCAAAGACATTGATTAAGTTCTCGTAATCGCCCTGCTGCATCTCCTTAGAGACAACACCAGATTCAATGTCTAGCTGCCTAGCCCACCGTTCGGCAGTTGCCATCAGTGAGAATGCGTTTCCTTCTGGACCAGAAAGATCAATCACGGGTCGACCAGAATTAAAATTTTTGCGAGAGACAATCATAATTTATCCTTTTAGTGTGCACCAGTCCACGTTACTCTTTGTTGGTATTTGCCAGTGATCACGTTGCCGCGTGAGAAATTCGTCGCAGGCGTTTTCCATGATGCAGGCTTAAGAATGTCGCCCTTGCGCCATTTACCGCCGTCCTTGAGAACGATGAACGAGTGGACTGAACCGCGAGTGATAACCTTGATGTATTTGCTGCCGATGTCGAGACTCATTCCTGTGATGAACTCGTCGCGCATCCGCGCACCGACTTCAGTCTCATTTTTATTGAAACCGCAGTAGTCGCTCTTGATGTGGTCAAGATAAGAGTCAATGCACACTTGGAAGTCGGAGTCAATTTTCTCAGTCATGATCTGTGTCTTTCTCAATTCGATAAAGCCAGTTTAACACGAAACAATACCAGAGTCAACCGTAGTGTTATTATGAATGTTGCTAAAAAACTACATTCTTTTAGTCGTCCAGATCATCGTCTGGCTTGTGATCCTGACACGCAACGCGCCACCAGCCTGAGGTGTACAGCTTGCCTGGTTTGCCGCATTCTTCGCACGTGACTGAACTGATACATTCTGCCATTGAGACTGCACCGTTGATGTAGTCATCTGTGTAATTTGTGTAGAACCTCAGCGTACCGTATTTTTCTTTGATTTGTTGAACAACGATATGAGGAAATTCACCATCTTCGGTTGACACTTTTGCAAACTTTCCTGACCTGATGTCTTCTAAGATTTTTTGTTTGTATTCTTCTTTGTATCCCGCGTATCGTGCGTTAAACATTTCGGTGTCGCCCGCGTTAACAGAATCGATCATCTTATTGAAGTCTACGTTGAAATGATAGTTCCTTTGTTTATTGTCTACGTGATTTTGAATCACTCGACAAAGATTGTCAATGATATCGTACCAGCCATCGAGACATTCAAAGCCCCAACACATTGCAGTTTCTCGCATGTCTCCTCTACGATTTACAAAAATCTTAGGATACTTTTTGACGAGTTGTTCGTCTAGTTCTTTTTTCATAGTGTGTACTTTGCTAAGACAATTTCAGCATCTTTAGTGCCCATGTATTCATCAATAAATTCTAGAGATGCAATCGTTAGAAGAGATTCCGCATACTTGTGATCATCTTCATCTACTTTCGAGTACCAATCTTTCAGTACATCGTCACTAGAGTTCAATAGAAAATTCAGGTTCATTCTATCGTTTATGTCCATTGATCATTGCTTTTTAAAGTGGGACATCATATCCTGATACCATTTATCTGCATCTTCTTCGTAGTCAAAGCTAGGACTCAATCTAATGCTTTCATCGATATCGTCTACCCATACGTAGATTTGATTTAAATCATCACGAAGAAGTCTCATAGTTGCCTCAGCGGACACTCGCGACCCTGATTACAGTTTCCTGTGCAGCATTGCACAAGTGTCGCTTCGTCCAGCTTTACGATGTTAGAAAATCCTTCATCTTCTCGACTCAGATAGCAGTCTGCATACTCACGCAGAAATGGCACATATTTGCCAACTTTATTTGCGTACCACATATGCGGATCGCTACAGTCTGTAATTTTAAGAAATTTCATAACACCACCTACCTTATTCAGCAAACTCTGTCGTCTTTGAAGAAGCCGTCCAGCATTTTGATTGTACGATTAGTGCTGTCGTGAAGAATTGCATGTCCACCAGCCTCGTGAAAGCTCAAGATTACATCAAGAGTATCATCAATCAGCAACGTGTTTGCCGTTGCATATTTTGCTTTGAGTCTACCTTCAGTAACAAAGTTTGTGGGAACATCAATTCCCAGATTTTTTAGCCACGTTCTTTTCTGCTCTGATACCTCTTTGTGATACTTTTCTCCACCACTTGAGCTAAGAATCTCCAGATTTACACCATAAGAGGAGAGCTTCTCAATGAGAAGATTCCAACCATCTATCGTTGGCAACGATGCAAATTGTTCAGTCTTAACGAAGTCCTCCCAACTTACGTTGAACTTTTTAAGCTCTCGCGTTTCGTTGGGAGTCTCGTTGAATACTTCTTTCCATCGACCATCGAAACTTGCTATGACACCATCCATGTCAAGATAGACCGTTTTGATGCGTACTGTCATAGCAATAGAAGAATGAAAAGAGAACTGCCGTGAAGAATGTACTCCACCGTACTGACATCGCTAGGAATAAAATCGTAAAGATTCTTCATAAAAATCACTTCGACATATCTAGAGAGAGTTGCGAGACTGCAATTTCAGCTACTGCGAAATCTACGTTGGCAGTCTCACTTATGTATTCAACAGCATCGCTACCAGTCAGCCCTAGCGCCCATGCGCGCACAACATAATACTTTAGCGATTCGTACATCATATCATCATTTCACAAACTGTTTACAAAGTCCTCAGCAAACTCACGATCCTCGAACGAAGACACACTGGTGTCCATCTCATCGAGAATGTCCACGATCTTGTCATCTTTCGGCATGAATGCTGGAGTCTTAGTCACAACGGGTGCAGTCTTCTTAGTCTTGGGAACAACAGTCTTGATCTTCGGAGTCTTTGGAGTCTTTGGAGTCTTGGCGACAACAGTCTTAGCTGGCTTTGCTGGCTTTGCTTTCTGTGTACCAACACCAGTGCCAGGATCAACCATCTCATATGCAGTTACTTTGCGACCATCGCGGATCGGCCTGATGACTGCGCCGTAGTCGATCTTTGCGTAAAGAACATACGCAGACAGCTTGTATGGCAGAAGACCTTCGATAGAAAGAAGTTGCTCAACGGTGACGGGTCCATTGGATGCCTTAAGCATGTTGTAGACCTTGGCTTGATGGGAGTTGCTCATAATATATTTCCTTTTAGGTTTAGTCAACAGAACAGATATAGTTTACACCAAAATTGCATCGATGTCAATAGCTGGAATTAGTTGACCATTTTTGTCAACTTCCATGATCTTTCCAACCATGCACCACTCATCAGCCCGCATTTTGTATCCTGTAGTCTCATCTAGATACGCTTTAGCTGAGGCGATTGTTTTGAACTGTTTGGAGTTCGTTCGATTGAACATCGAGGGCATTGCGAGAAAAGTCATTTTTTAACATCCTTTATGCCCCAGAGGGCGAGAGAGAATCCGACACACAGCACGGTGATTTGTGCCAGAATATAAGAAAGCGAAGGATCAAGAGGCATGTTGTCAATGCCGCCAGCAACACCGTAAACGATCAGAATACCAAGAATGATGCGAATCATATTTTCTTTCAGAGAATGTTAACTTGAAAGTCAACTTTTTGTTGCGCCAACTTACTATCGTAAAACGTAGTGGTAGATGCAAAGCCAAGCAACTTCTCGCGGGCGATCTTCTCAAGCCCAGTCCAAATCGCAATCTTCTGTTCTGCAAACGTCATTCGAGTCATACCCTCAACGGTCGTTTCGAAACCGACACCGTTAACGATGACACGAATTTTTTGCGAGTTCTTCAAACCGGGAATAATTGTCTTGGTACGCATGATGTTTACTTTCAATCAGGTGTTATCTAATCAACAAGATCAGTATATCACAGCGGCATCAGATGTCAATAGAAACCAGAGTGATTTAGTCAACTATTGTTGTTTTTCTGCAACTCAAAGTGCTGCGTAGATCGTGCCAGCGAAGTAGATCATCAACATAGACAGGTTGACTACGATCAAAGACTTGGCACGAATGCGGTATGCGTAGACAAGCCAGAGAACGCTACCGAGGTTGAACGCAATGACGTTGGCAGGATAGATATTCACCGCGGTGAATCCAGCACCAAGAACGGTGATCGCAGTAGCAATCCACTGCAAGTAAAAATTGATTTTGTTATTCACTGCGCAGCCCGCCGAGTCAGATTGTCAATAATTTCTTTTCGCTGTTTGTTAGGAAGATCAGCGATAAGATTGGTAAGAACCGACATCATGTATCCACTGGTGTATGCGATAGCATCTTGGCGAACATTGCCTTTTGCTTCGTATTCGTTCGCAATCTTTTTGCTCAGATTTTGAACTGCCGTCTCGCAGTCTTCGTAGACTTCACGTTGCTTGGCAAACCGAACAGCATTAGATATCGACATTTTTCTTTCCTTCTTGATTCGTTAGACTCAGTATAGCAAAGGTAGTGGTATCTGTCAAGCGTTTTTTTAATAGTTGACTGTTTTTGTCAACTATCAGAGAGTGTCCAGCTGGAGTTCAAGTTCGCGCAGATTTTTGAAAACCTCAGGCTGGCGATTGCTAGCACGGAGAATCATGAAGTTGCGATTGTAGATTTCCACAGTTGCGTCTAAAGTTCGTGCGCGACCGAACGTCAAAGAAAGATATTTCCTACCTTTAGAGTTCACATGTTGCCCCGTAAGAATGCCGTAGGGCGCAGTGAAGTTGCGCGATTCTGCCCACTGCGTGAGATGCTCAAGAATTTGTTGTGAGTCCATCATGCGTAGATCACCAGCTCATCATTCTCCACTTCAAATCTGTTGATCCAGTCCGTCTGTCCGTGTTCATAGTCGTACACAGTCACTTCCAGCTCAGGATCAAAGTCCTTCAGCATCTCAATCAGTTCTGACACCTTCATCTTGTTCTCCTATATTTTGCAGGATTTATCCAAACAACGCCCGGTTTCATGAGTCAAGTACGTGTTTGTCCATCGAGGCGCGGACAGAGGACTCACTGTGTATTTTCCAAGTAGCGCAGCAATAGTGATGAACCACACAATAGCTCCTGCGTAAAACAATATCAACCTTCTGCTCACAGTGTTCTCCTTAGATAAACTGCACAGTCTTACGGATCCGACGATTCAGTCGGATGATTTGCGTCGCAATCTTGCTAGACTCTTGCATATGATCATACGCGGAGAGAGTGTTTGCACGGTCACGAAGAGACAATGCTTCTGCAACGAGAGCTTCTTTCTTCAGGAGGAGTTTGACTTGATCAGCATCAACAAGGGCTTGCTTGCCATGGAGAGTGATTTGGACTTGGTTCATTTCTTGCTTTCTCGATTCGTTAGACTCAGTATAACAAATCGGTGCCACGTGTCAAGCGGTAGTTGACAAGAATGATCAACTACCCATGCATTGTGTTGTAAAAATCACACAGAGACTTCAGAGTCTTCGCCCATTTTAATATGAGTCATAGTGACATCTTCATTATTATCTTTAGCATAATTAGAGAAGATACTTCCAGTCAACATACTAAATCGTTCGAGAGATTTATAACAATAGTATATGCTACCGCTATGATTAGGAATTTCCCAATGATCTTCACGATCAATCATATCTTCAATGCCACTGGAGAGTTTCCAACTATTACTTCCAGCGTATCCGCCGTACCATCCAGCTAGAATGCGGCGATACGTCTTTGGAACTTTAGTGCCAGAGATTTCAACGATTACCCAGCAGTCGGGAGTATATCTATTCGTCATAATTCAATTTAGAGATATGAGTGCTAAAAAGAAACCAAATGTCATTCCCACCAAAAAGGCACCAATAAAGGTGCAATAGAATTTAGTCGATTCCATTATCAAGTACCTTTGTATAGTAAACCATAAGTGCATCATGAGCAGCATCATATGCTTGTTCGCGAGTATAGACTACTTCGTTGATACCAGCAAGTGATGTCGCATAATCACCTAGAGTTTCAACAGTATCTTGTGCCATATCACGCGCACCTTGTAGATATGCAGCTTCAAGCCATAGAGTCATTGAATCTGCTAGCTCTTTCTTAGATGTATGTGTATCTAGAGTGCCGTAGAATCTTTCTGAACGTAGTCCATATCCTTCTAGTTCGTTGAAGTAATCGCGAAACTTTTTACGAAGATCGATGTTGTATCCCATATGATATACTTTATTTACGAGTTTTCGGAGCAAAATGTGTTACACTTGAAGCAAAACATGCTGCAATAAGTGCCATAGAACATGAGGACCAGAAGATCCAGAAGGGTGGTGCTGATCCCATTACGCCCTGCCATACAATATAAACTACCCAAGACATTGCGGTGGACATAAAAAAGATCACAAGCATTGCGCCCAAAATAAAACCAAGAGTTGCTGAAAATTTACTCATTATTTGTCTCGTCTCTGTTGTTATATCTTAATGTCCCATGGACTTGTTGGTGGAATTAACTTAGGAAAAATCTTATCATGTATAACAAGAAGATTGTTTATAGTAACATACACTTCAGGCGGAAAGCCTTTTACTTTACTATTCTCTCTTCCTGGACGATCATCTATAAGTAATCCACATATACATTCTCTTCCGCGCAAAGTTCCCCACAAAGATGCTATGTTTGCTTGTACTCTAGGAAAATCAGACAGCAACTCTATCTGATATTTGAATGTCATTTTCGGATCTTCTTCCTGCATATCATCTGGAATAGGAGATAATGTACTATCGAAATCGTCATTATAGGAAATCACAAGAGGTTTGTTTCTTCCCTGAGTTTCAACGCTAATATTTCTGGACGTTCCACTGTATTCATAATTGCCCAATGAATCAACTTGTCTATACGCATGTATGACAATCTCTGGCTCAGATGAACTCAACTTCGATTCTGTGAAGTATAATTCCTGTAAATATGTAATTAAATCTTTTAATAGCATGACTAGCTTTAAGTTTTCCTTCACATATAATCGCCATTGAATTGTCCAAGTATGTAATTATGTAGCTTCATGGGATTCGAATCTGCTGTCTGTTCAGGTGTTAATCCATTGAACGCTCTATTGGGCGATTTCCACCATCTCTCGATAAGAGATTCATTACCGATTAGAGACATCAGTAATCTATTATAGTGTTCTTTGGTATATATCATGATAGACAGACTGTTTCTATATGGTGTCCTAGTCAAGTTGCAAATGCAATGTCACTCCAGAACTAGTGGTTCAATATATGCAACTTCAGTGAATTGAAAATCCAGTCGCCACATATGTTCGTAGAGTGGAAGTTTTCTCAGCCACGCTAAAAACTTATCTTGAGCTTTTGCGATTGTTTCAGCGCGGACGATAACTTCGGCAGGAGCACGACCATTTGCAGATCGAATAGGAGGTACGTTTCCTTCGCTGTTCCAAACGACTTTAAACGTCCTCATCTTAACTTCTTCACTCATTAGTCAACTCCGAAATGTTCTTTAATCCGTTTAGTCAAATTCTCACCACACGATTTAGTAGCAAGATCCTGTAAAGTAAATTTGCCAGACATACGAATAACATCCAAATCAAGATTAGATACATTCTCATTGAGACAAATATCGGCACACTTCCGAACAATCAACTCTGCGAACTTTCTTTGTGCTTTAGTAAGACCAGTGGGGTCAAATCCGTTGTATTCTACTGAAATGATTCCAGCCTCAACAGCAAGTTCTTTAATTCGTTCGTTCATACTAAATTATCCTTTAACCATCCAATAACGGTCCATTGTTTTACAACAAAAGTTCCATCACCAAATACCGGATTTGCAAAATCGTTCAAAATTTCAAATGGATTTTCTGGATCATCTAATCTAACACCGTGTTGTTTACAGAACCCGATTAATTCATCTCTATCATAAAATATCTTGTTAGGACCATGGACACCAGGCATTTCAAAGTTGAATGATTTCCTCCACAATCCGATATCTCTGGGATAAAAGGTAATCATTCTTCAACTCCGAAATGTTGCTTCATGTACCATCCAACTGACACATCTGTGTCATATTCTTCATGACCCTGTTCTTTTAACTCGCCGATTTTAGCACACTCGCTAACAATCAAATCGGCAAACTTACGCCAGTCGAAGTCACCAATGTACTCTCTGTCAGATCCATGATCTTTTTTGAGCCCAGCTTTCTTAGCAAGGTCTAGTACATGTGAGTTCATTCAATATCTCCAAGTACGGTGAACCTCGGCTACCCATTCGTTTCCATCGTACTGTTCAACTGTCCAATTGACATCTTCTGGAATTTCAACAATCCTCAACTTAGAATATCCTGTGTTGACGCTATCGCCAAGTTTCTCTACGATAGAAATGAGTGTAGCGTCATTGCGAGGAACTTCCCACTCGCAAAATTCTTTCGTGTTAAGATTTTTCGCTTCGCAGTACATTGTGATTGCTGCGTCAGACAGAGAGAATCCGCCGTAACATGTGTTGATAACAATCTTCATTCTTCAACTCCAAAATGTTCTTCAGTTTTTGCTAATGCTTTATACCAGGATGGGAGATTGGAAAGATCGACATTATGTTTATCCATCTGCTCGCAAAGTTCATTCAAGCATTCCCGAACAATCAACTCTGCGAACTTATCAAGCAACTCAATTTGCTTCGTATTCGCCAAATACTCAACACTGATACCAATTGAAGCGGCAAGTTCTCTGATTCGGTCATTCATTTGTAGTCCGTATCAATAATCTGTGGCTCGTCGCTGATCCACTTATAAGTGCGCTTGACTACTTTGCACTTGCCGGAATTAGCGAACCCTTCATTGTATAGTTCACTCGCTGCTTCTTTCCAGTTAGTAGCCTTCATAATCAGAGCACCTAATACATCCGAGTAGTGAACAAATTCAACTTTATCTTTCATAATCAAAAGTGCTTTCCAAACAAGCAGTAAACTTCAAACCATTTTTGCGGAGGGTTCTCGACAAAATATGGATTCACCTTAAAGCTAATCTCCCAGTCTCTAGAGAACTGAAAGTGTCTAGTGCCGAAACGTACATTGAACCATAGGTTACTCATTCTTCAACTCCGAAATGTTGTTTAATCTTTTAATTCAACATAGTAATAACCGTCACCCCGTTCATTCAAAGTGTCGGCATAATCTTGTGCGTTTTTTCTTGATTCAAATGATTGAACATATTCAGAGCAGGTTTCATCATTTGAATCCGCCAGTTTTACAACATATTTCATTCTTTAACTCCGAAGAATGTTCTATGTAATGCTTCCAGATAATCATCTGTACCCATATGCGAATTGCCGTTGTCAATCTTGTCGTAAATGCCAGCACATTCTCGAACAATCAACTCGGCGAAATACTGGTCACGCAACACCACATAATCTCTGGACTCAGCGTGTTTGTCAGAGTAAATGTCAGCCTGTTTAGCAAGTTCTCGAATTCGTTCGTTCATTCTTTAATTCCTTACAAATACACAGAGCATATAGCATAGGTCAACGAAGCGGTGAAGAATATCAAACTAAAACACAAAAATTTATCAGCTGGTTTCATTCTTTTTCTTTCATGGTGTATTCAACTTCTTTTGCAGTCGGCGAATTTCTGCCTTGAGATTGCGATTTTCGTAGTCTGCGTTTCCTGCTCGTGTCTGCATCTCCGTCATCTGTTTGGCAAAGTCACGATCACTGGGAGTAAGGTCTTCTTCTGGGTACAGCATAAACTTGCCTGAGTCCCAGTCAAACCCCATTTGAACATTCTTAACCTTGACCGTAGGTGATGCGCCCACAGTGGTATATGGCATTTTGATGCGAATTACAACTTCGGGATCTTCGCGACCATTGAACTCAAGTTGTCGATCAACAAATTGTTTCAGTTCACTCAGTTTCATCATTCAACTCCTCGATACGTTCAGCAGCCATCATCAATAACATTGCCAGTGCTATATTTTCGTCGCGCATACTCTTGCTCGCAATACGAAGTGTGTTGACTAGTTCTTCATCAGACATCAGTATGCTCCCCAATCTCGTGGATTTTCTTCCATGTTGCGTCGTGCTTCATTGTATCCACAATTATACACTCGTTCAAGCAAGATGTAAAGAGATTCTGCGTAAAGTTTATCCCAACCACCCTGAATCAATCCCTGAATGGCTGCGGTGACAACATCATTTTTGTGCTCATTCTGGATCATGATACGATCCCATGTGCCCGCTCGATGGCGCGGGCAAAAGCAATAGTCATGTTGTCTTTAACTAGTGGATCTGGACTGGCTAAGAACGCCTCGCGGAAGATACTTACACACTGTTCTTCCGTCAGCGGCTTGCGCTGGGGTGGGGCGGTGTAGAGGGGCTGCTCGCCCCATTTAGCCCACTCGTTGGCGACATCCTCTCGCGCTGTGGTTTGAATAGGCGCACCCAGTCGAACGGTCATCCACGCCACCGGCTCCTGCACCGGCTCTGCCAGTGCTGTCTCGAGGGCGGTGATGGCAGCTTCAACTGCATCCTCGTGATAGCTCGGGTAAATCACATGCCCGGTAGTGTAGTCACCCGGATCACAAGACTCTAATGCTTCCAGAGCCTGTTGCATAATTTCTCGATCAGTCATTATTCAACCCTCAACCTCTGCTTCTTTGCTTAAGATGTGCGTGGTTGGAATATCCTTTAGCCACTGTTCTGGTTGACTCTTGAACACCGGATCTCTGTCCTCAACAATAGACACAGCAAATTCTAGTCCATTGTAAAGTCCCATCATATATGGATCATAGTTCCAGTTACCATCGTAACCTTGGATCTTACACATCTCTCGCAATTTTTCAATACAGTCGTTCATGCCTGCTCCTCTATCTCAATACGGACTTCTTGATACTTGCCGTAGTTGATGAAACTGCGCCGAACTTCATGCGCTTCTTCCAGTGTAGCGCAGGGCAAACGAGCAGTCTCGTCGTCCTGCAGGATAACTACGGTGTAAGTCATTACCGATCTCCAATAATGTCTACTGACCTGATCAGTTGATCTCTGGAATCAGCATATTCGCATTCTTCCTTGGAGACTGATCGAACAGCAATTCCCAAATCCAATTGCTGTTTGATAAATGCCGAGGCATCAGCGTAGTTGCGGAATGCCCGTTGTTGGTGGGGTACTGCGCCATAGTTAACTGTATATTGCTTCATGTTGTTTATCTTTCACGTTTCAATAAGTTATTATACTACTAATCTGAATAAAAGTAAAGTGAAAAATGGCAATCATGCTTTATAGGTTCCTCGGGGCAGATCAGGTCTATATTCCCAGAGCCAAAAGTCACTCATTGGCATATGTCTGGAAGGAAAATACCACACTTCCCTATACCCAACAAATTGCATGAACTTATGCCAATACCAGCGAATCATCAGGGTCTCCATTCCAGTTTGATGCACTTCCATCCGTTGCGCTTTGCCCAACACAGGTTGTACACTGTTCGGATTATACTATTACCTGCATAAATTTGCAGCCAGTTAAACTTACCATCAACGGGACCATCCCAGACATTTACTTCAAAATTCCAACCCATTATTCAACTCCAAAAGTTTCTTTGATATCATCACGAATCTCATGTAACGCAGAGTAAGTCCATTCACATGCCATTTCACCTGCGGCACTATTTCCGACTGGGATACGATATGTTTCAATCTTGTCAATACATTCCCGTACAATCAACTCGGCGAACTTTTCCATACGACCGTTGAATGCAGGCACTGGAATGTTATAGAAACCCTGATCTTCACCGTAGTGTACGAAACCAGCCTCTAGCACAAGTTCTCGAATTCTAATAGTCATTGTTGACTTAGGAAAATCAATAGGATTGTCTGTGTTTGTAAAGTGTACCATCATTCAACTCCGAAATGTTGCTTCAACTTGTAAACCGTGAACTTGTCATAGCCCTCGGAACAAGGTTCCTCATCTGACCAAATATCAACGACCTGAGCAGCTTCTCGAACAATCAGTTCGGCGAATTTTATCTTGTCCTCATTAGTCCAATGAACTCCAACTTTTTCATTGAGACTGAAGATCATTTGTTGAATTCGTTCGTTCATCATATCACCCCTTGAAGAAGTCCACTACTCGCTGACTGCTAGCATCGATCACCCTGACCACAACATACTCTTCAGACAGTTGATCCTTGGCGTACATCCGAGCTTCATCGATGTCGTCAAAATACAGAACGTCGTCGTTGCGGTCAACAGTACCGTAGCAAGTACCGTTAGCGTCTTGAAGTTCAACGTAGTATTCAGCCATCATAATCTCACTTCTTAAAGTAGCCGTAAGAGAGTCCGTTAGTGTACGCAAGATATTCCCAATCGCCGTTACACTCATCAGCTTCCATAATCCACTTCAGTGCAGTCTCGCGAGTCTTAGCGCCAAGTTTGATGAGCCCATCGATGCGCTCTTCAAAGTCCTTAGCTGCATAATATTCATTGACTTTACGTTCAGCTTCAGCACGTTCGATCACTTTACCCAGAATCTCAAATTCTTTTTCGAAGTCCTCCATCGTCCATGTGCTGGTATCGATGCCGCGAGGACGGACACCATAAGCATCCTTGTACATGTCCCAATGCATACATTGAGCTTGTTCCAGATCAGTCATTGTTTCCCATGTCATGATGCGTTCCTTTGTTTCTTGAAGTCAATTTCAATTGTATTCAAAATCATGCGTGAAGTGTTTGCGTTTTTTGAGTAAGCAAAGTCTTCAGCGTCGGATCGTTTGCAAAACTTGCCTGAAATAACACCATCGAATGGATTGATAACATAGTAGCCTTGCTTAGAATTTATATATTTAACTTCAAGCAACATGTTCATGTTGCTTAATCGCCCCAACGATAAGAAGGATGACTCATCGAATAGTGACTCAGATACAGATCGCTGTCGCGAGGAGCTAGAGCAGCAACTGCGTAGCGCAGTTCACTTTCGGCGCGCCAGTAAGACTTGGCTTCCTTTTCTTCCTTCTCCCGAATTCGGGACTTAGCAACGCGAGCCTCGAAAATCTTCTCGACTTCCTCGAACCCACCTTCTGTGTAAGCCAAGTGGTACTCGACGGCAGTAGTCAGATCGTGGGGCATTGCCCGATAACCCTCTTCGCGAGTGCGGAACTCGCCCCAGGTACCAATCGTGCAGAAGAAATCGTAGGCTTGCTTCTGAGTCTTGAACTTCATCGTACCGCGAGTGGTTTCGACGACTTGCAGTTGCCGTTCAGGTTGCACTGCGTACTTTTGATGGAAAATCTTTTCGGTTCTCATTTCTTGCTTTCTTGATTCGTTAGACTCAGTATAGCAAAGGAGAAGATGCGTGTCAAGCGTTTTTTTAATAGTTGACTGTTTTTGTCAACTATTACACAATCCCGATTTCACAGTTCGTGCCATTTGGACCGGGTGTAACGATTTCATAATATACACTGTTGACGCCCAATTCTTTCTGACCCTCATCACTTTCGAGCCAGTCCATTCGTTCATGAACCAGCGCCAGTGTAGGGTAGATTCCCATTATGTAAACTTCGTTGCCGCTAGCGGAGTGGCCAATGACAATAAAGATGCTGGAGGTATTACTCATTTCGTATTCCTTTGCTTATCAAGTGGTAGTTGACAAAAACAGTTAACTTTAAAGCACTCGTCTAAATATAGATTAACTCTTACATTAAATATTCTGTTTGAATTACATTCAAATCGGAATTAAATATTCATTAAAAATAAATAGATTAAACCAATACTTACTGGAGATTGTGCATGGCAGAACCGATTAGTTATATTAGTGCAAAACTAGCGGCTATGATCGGTGGATTCTTGGGGGGTGCAGCAATTCTTACATTTATTCGTCCCAAATCTATTGGCGAAGCATTCATGCGAGGCGGCGTTTCAGTCGGCTCCGCGACAATATTCTCTACACCATTTCTTGATATATTCAAGATGAGTCAAACGTGGGAGAATCAATCCATGGCAGGATTCTGCGTAGGATTCTTAGCTTATGGTGTTCTTGGAATGATCGCAAACTTCCTGTTGAAGAATCAAAATAAAGATATTGTAGAAGTTGTAAAAGAAGTCAAGGGCGGTGGTGAGAAGAAGAAAGAAGATCAAAAGATTATAGTTGTTATAGAAAAAGACAAGGAATAATTCACCATGATAACTCAGTTTATTTCTTACATTGACAGCTACTCAAATATTATTAATTTCACATGTTATATGATAGTGTTTCTCGGTGGACTCTACGTTGCTATTCATTCTAGAATTATGCCCACGTGGGCTTCAACTTCTATATGGTACGTCGGCGTCAGTTCACTATTCGTTGCACTGACAATAGTTATTGAGTGGATAGCAGGAACACATCATTCATTATCATATAACATGTTGGGTCATTTTGGTGAAGCTGTCATGAATATAAATCTTGCAATTCTAGTTCTTCTTATGTTCTTTTATACTGTATTTCAAGATATGAAATATAAGAGAAAGAGAGAAAGAAGAGAAGATGATCAAAGAGTTTCGCTTTAATCTTCTCCGTAGTAGTTTAGAATAGTTGTCATTGCTAGAATTAGTCGCTGATCATATCCATAGTCTGCTAACAGGTAATCGGGCATTTTATCCAAAGATTCTTTCTTAGCAAGTTCTTTCTGTATAAACTTTCTAGATTTTTTTAGATTCAGTATTGTGATTCTATCCGCTGTTTCATAGTCAAGTTTTAGACTTTTTCTGCTCATACTTTTCTTCCAATTCTTTAAGTTCTACTTCAAGTCTGCGGAAAAAGCTATCCGTTCCATCATCACCAGATAAGAGCCAGTCTATGCGTTGCGCATAGATTTGTGCTTTCTCTAAAGCATAACATGCTTCTTTGAACTTCTCGATCTCCTCTTCAGTGTAAATAACTCTACACCTATCGCCATATTGAGTAAGACCGTCTTCGGTATACTTATCAACAATGTCTTCAATTTGATCTGAGATATATCCGATCTTGTATTGATCGTAATTGAAATATCCGCCGCTCATTCTGATTTCTCCTGCATAGTCTCGCGAACCCATCCAGAAACCATCTCGTTCAAATACGCCAAAATCTGATTTTGATTTGCGACACCCTTTTCAATGTCAGAAAAGGCGGCATCAAGAAACTCAGCGTATTCGGCGGTTGCATAATATTCAGACATTCAATTTCCTTTTGATTTGTGTTGTGTTGATTACAATTGTCAACACATCAATTTTATCATATAAAAGCAATAGAGTCAACTGTTATTTTGTGTGTGTTGTCTTTGTGCAACAGCGTCTTATCACAAGAACATAACAGGGAACACGGGGTGAGATTCGAACTCACGGTTATCGGGATTTGCAATCCTGTGCATTGGACCACTCTGCCACCCGTGCATATATTGGTGCTCCGAGCCGGAATCGAACCGGCACACCTTTCGATAACGAATTTTAAGTCCGTTGCGGCTACCTATTACGCCATCGGAGCATATTCGGTTGGTAGGAGCGGAGGGGATCGAACCCTCTCAAGAACGCTAATCTGGCGCTAAAAGTCTTATAAGGACTCCCTGACTACCAAGTCTCGCTCCCACAGTTTACATATCAATAACTGGTAGGCCGGGTGTGAGTCGAACACACTACCAACGCATTATGAGTACGCTGCTCTAACCAAACATGAGCTACCGGCCCGAAATCTTTTGGTGCCCTAAGTGGGAGTCGAACCCACAGAATCGGGATTTTGAGTCCCGCACGTATACCAGTTCCGTCATCAGGGCGCACTTGTTCATTATATCACAAACATCATATCTTGTCAATAACGGCAGTGAGTGTGGGATTCGAACCCACGGTTCGCGTTTATACGAACAACACCTTAGCAGGGTGTCGATTTAAACCACTCATCCAACTCACTAAAAACCCGGAGCGGCGGAAACGGTGAGATTCGAACTCACGGAAGGCGTTAACCTTCGCTAGTTTTCAAGACTAGAGCCATAAACCACTCGGCCACGTTTCCTGTGTATAAAAAACACCGCGGTGTTTTTTTTATTTAAATCAGAACTTCACTGCTAGACCGACGGAGACAACGTTCCCATCAAAGCCGGCGATTCGATTTTGACCGAAGAATCGATCAACTCGACTAACAACATCAACAGATTTAGTCACTGGCATTGATACCTTGACACCAGCAGTCAATCCAAAACCATCACTGCCTGTGCGTGAGTCTTGAAAGACAGCAGATCCCGCGACTGAGAGTGCGACTGGACCCAGCTTTACAACTTGATAATCTGCACCTGCGCTGTAGCGAGTGTAAGACTCATCAACGTATGAGACACCGAGAACGGGCTTGATGCCGTACACACTGCCGACGGGCAGTTCAATTCGCGCACCATTCTTACCAGTTTCATAGTCATGCACATAAGAAGTGGAGACTTCAGCGGCACTTACTGCACCCGCAAACATCATGGAAATAACAATAGCAATCTTCTTCATAGTAGTACCTTTATAGTTAAAAATCACATTCAATCAATGAAATTCATTGTATCAGAGAACCGAATCTCTGTCAAGTTTTACGCAGCAATCTTTTGTTGCTGCATGTTCATGATTTCTTTTAGTCTATCCGCACAATACGATGCTGCAAACGCTTTTGGCTTAACCATGGGGATCACATTACACATGCCTCTGATATAGCCAACAGCTTCTTGCACCACGCAAGAGCTTCCGTATCGTTCATCGGGATTAATGTCTAGATGAATTTCAACTTCTCTATCTTCAAGAACATCCGCAAGCCGAAGATAGAGTTCTGAAATCTTATAGACTTCAGTCATCAGTCTCATGCGAGGTCTGTTCTTGTTCTTTTCGTAGTCTTTTTCACGCTGAACGTCACCGAAGATTTTACATCCATGATTTCCATCAATGTGAACAACTACTGCAAGGGTGTAATCTGCGTACCATACATCATTAACAAGAATACGTTCAGAGTCTCCACCGATGTAGACCTTTGTCTCTGGAGATTGACTCATAATAAAATCTTTTACCGCATCAATGTTCATTCTATAGTACACGATACACCTCTTAGGTTTTGGAGCGGGGTACCGGGATCGAACCGGTCTCACTAGCTTGGAAGGCTAGAGCACAACCACTATACCAACCCCGCAATGTGTTTAAAATTGTGTTGGATTTTGAACTTCATTTGAAACAACAGTTAGTCTATCGAAGTTGTCATCATTGTAATCTGCGTATTTCATCTCGGATACGTTCACCGCTCTTTCGACTTCAAAGTTGCTTGCTATTGTACTTAGATGCTGCGTTGATGAGTTAGCTTCAAGCACAAGATCACCAACATCTAATCTAAGATTATTGATAGCTAACCACATGCCAACTAAACTTTCACCTAAAGTATAAGATGAGTTTGCAGTTGACACTTCTACTGCAATTGTTTCAAGCGATGTTGCTATTCTCTCAAGGAAAGGAGAATAGTCTATCTGAATCGATACAGTGTTGGGTGAGTTTGTTGAGTAACCATCTTGTGCGATGATGTAAGAGTTTGCACCATCAGTTACTCTGTAGATTTCAACTGTGGGCGAAGTGTTCGCTATGATCAGTGTTTGTGTTGCCATAATGATCTCCAATGCAAATAAGATTATTTATATTGGCATCCCGCGAGAGATTCGAACTCCCACCAAGGGTTTTGGAGACCCGTATGCTGCCATTACACTAGCGAGACACTAAATTCTCTTATTCAGAATCATTCCCTTTGTCATCAGAAGACTCGCTTTCAGCAATCGAAGAATTTGCTTCAGGTAATACTTTCGATAATTCATCAGGCAAGTCCCTTGCGAAAATAGCATTCCATCTGTTTGACCACTCTTCTTGACTTATACTGAATGGTCTTGGTTTTGAACCTTTACCGCCATCATTCATTTTTACTCCATATAATATTTGGTGGAGGATGACGGGATCGAACCGACGACCTCCTGCTTGCAAAGCAGGCGCACTCCCAACTGTGCTAATCCCCCATGAATTCGTTGACACACTACTTATCCTATTGTACGCGGAGTGTCATCGCGATTTTATACTGGTGCCCCCACCTGGAATCGAACTAGGAATTGATGCTTACAAGGCAACTGTTATACCACTTAACTATGGGGGCAATATTGGTTGCGGGTGCTGGATTCGAACCAGCGATGCTCCTGGCTTATGAGACCGAAGTAGTGACCAGACCTTACCCGCAAAACTTTTTACCAGACGATTTCTTCCTTAGTTACTGTACGTAGACCAAGGTTGATAAAAGTCAATGCCATCGCCTGCAATTCAGGCGTCAAAATAAAACCAAACTGAGTTTGTAGCAGCACTGCTCCTAGAGCTAGTGCGTTGACCCAAACCGTTTTTGACATGTACCATTTCTTTTGCATAATTTTTCCTTTTCTTTATATATTGGTCTTGATATTGCTGACCGAGTTGGATTCGAACCAACCTATTTCTGATTAACAGTCAGACTCGCCTCACCTAGAACGATATCGGTCAGCAATATCAAGTTTTTATTCCTAAAGATCCTAGTTCTTGTTTCATAAGCACTAATAATTTTCGATGTTTGGGAAATTGTTCCCACTTAGTCTCGTCTTTATCAGTCTTATATCCTTTTATTTCTACATACTCATCAGTTTCTGGGAGATAAAAATCTGGAGTATAACGTCGCTCTTTTCCATCATACGTATATGCGAATGAGTCTTTATTTCTCGCCCATTTTATCCCATTTCTGTCCAGATATTTTGCGTATTCAACTTCCCATTTTCCGTGCAGATCAACTCCATTATATTCATAGTGCATATGTTTAGCTAAAGAAGTATGCCACTCACCAGTTAATACTTTTTCTTGTATTGTTTTGGAGATTTTCTTACCATTTTCTTTATGCCATTCAGCGGTACGATTTAATGTAGCATCAGATAATGCTTTTCTGGTGATTTCAGGGAAAACAAATTCTCGCCCTTCCTGTTTTGCCTTTATTGCTCCGTTAGTTGGCTTTAATTTATCTTTGACCTCTTGTTTGGAGAATGAACTTATCTGTCGATTTGGATTAGAATGACACAATCTCTCATGGTTTCTGAGTGAGTTTGCATTCTTACAAGATTTACTACAGAATATACATAACAGCATTTTGTTTTCCTCCTGCTATTATTTATATGTTTTTGTTTTCTGAGTGCGTTGCTCTACCGACTGAGCTATTGAGGAATTGAATTGGTGCTATGTTCTTTTGCTAGAACTCTAGTTGTAGTTTGAGATGCATCAGACCTAGGACTGAGAGGCATTCCTACCACAGCATAAAGCGATGCTGTGCATTTTGGTGGGAGGAATCGTCGTTATACATTTATATATGTTGGTCGGAGTACAAGGATTCGAACCTTGGACCCCCTGCTCCCAAAGCAGGTGCGCTACCAGACTGCGCTACACTCCGTTTGTGTTAATTTATTCACCATATTGAAGCACACTCAACATTCTGCCCTTGATTCACTACTGCTACTAGGGGCATGTTCTAATGTGCTTCAATATGGTGCCCCCCAAGAGACTCGAACTCTCAAACCTTTCGATGCCAGAACCTAAATCTGGTGCGTTTACCAATTCCGCCAAGGGGGCTACTATGCTATTATATATGTGGCGGCTTCAAGGGGTAACGATCCCCTTCTACATGCGTGACAGGCATGTGTGCGTCCATGAACACTTTGAAGCCAAATTATTACCATTTAGTCTATTGTCAAGTTATTGATAGCAATCGCCCTACTATCGTTTGCTTTTATTATGAATTGCTTATTGCTAGGACCGCTAAATCCACGATTCGTCAATTCAAAACTGTATATCTCTTGTGAGGTACCATCCGAGACATTGACAGTTCACTGTCCTGGTGAACACAGGAATTTTCCTTAACAATAGACTAAATGGTGCTTGATCACGGTATCGAACCGCGGACCCTCTCCGTGTAAAGGAGACGCTCTACCACTGAGCTAATCAAGCATTACGAGGCAGATTCCACAACCCCGGTGCACTCGGATCTGGCGATCTTCATCGTGCCTTTCTTAGTGAGATCACATGATAACACGGATCACACTGGATGTCAACTATTGGTGCGACTGGAGGGATTCGAACCCCCGACATACCGGGTAGAAGCCGGTTACTCTAATCCACTGAGTTACAGTCGCAAATTCTTTTTTGGTAGGAGCAGAGGGATTCGAACCCTCGACCAACGGATTAAAAGTCCGCTGCGCTACCACTGCGCCATACTCCCGAATAACTTTTTGTGGTACCCACGATTGGGATTGAACCAATGACTTTCGCCTTATCAAGACGCTACTCTACCACTGAGTTACGCGGGTCAATTTTTGGTGGGTGTCCAGGGATTCGAACCCCGTTGCCCCTAGGGGCTACAGATTTACAGTCTGCTGAAGTCACCAATGCTTCTCGACACCCATCATTTCTTTTACCATATTGAAACACACTGCCAGTCCCCAGGATTCGAACCTGTTTCTCTAGTAGTTTACCACGACTTTTACGGTCGGGCAAGCAATGTGTTTCAATATGGCGGCAGGACTTGCACCTGCACTTCACGGGTAGACGTCTGAACCTGTGTGCCCGCCGCTCTTGAATTAAGCTACACCATATTGAAGCACACTCGGGGATGTGCTGAAAGTACCCCTTGATGATCCTAAATCTTTATGTTTTAGAATGCGCTTCAATATGGTGCCAGACTTTCCTGGCTGTCATCTAAGTTACATTTTGATACTATTGCCTGCCCACGGATTTAGCTAGCTTACCGTGCTGCTCATACTGGATTCAACTTAGAAAAGAAACCGCTGCTCTTACTGGCTTACACCATATTGAAACACACTGCGTATCTTAGATTATTACCCTGCAGTCATGCCGGCTTTTCATCCCAAATAGTAGCACCGCGAATGCTACCCAACCTGTAATGCATTTCAATATGGCACCCAGAGTTCAGAACCCTGGGAAACATATGCTGATCGTCAAATTTTTAAAGAACTTGGAGCGATTTCTCACTCAACAGATACAGTATACATCATCCACCGCATCTTGTCAAGAGGTTTCTGAATTCTTGACTGTTTTAGTCAGTCTTTCTTCTTCCTCTGACGTTGAATGATTTCTCACTCAACAGAACATAGTATACATGAGTTGTGTTGGTTTGTAAAGCATTGTTGATCAAATTAGTCAACTAATGTTGTTGCAGCACAACAAGCAAGAGCCCTAGAAACTTTCGTCTCTAGGGCTCTTATATATGCAACCAGAACGAAAAAACTAGATTTATTTTATTCTTTTTTGAACTTTACGCCATTGCCCGTGATAGTTCCGACCAGCAGCAATGCAGCTAGCCACTCATAGAATCCAAAAGCAATTGTCAATCCAAAAAGAGTGTTCAGACTCCAAATGAACATGAAGGGTGAGACAATGATTGCAATCAGAACCACAATCAATATCAGTGCAACTGAGCTTTTATTCATAATGTATCTCTTTTCTTTAGTTGAAATAGTCTTCGTCAAAGTCTTCTTCGGAATATGTCTTCGGATCAAATTTCTTAATTTTGTCCTTGAACCTCATTCTATCTTTATGAGACTCTTCAACCCGTTTACGATTAGGTCTCTGATCTTCGTCTTCATAAAATTCCCTAAAACCTTTACGCTTCTTGTCTTCGTTCTTTGGCATATCTTACTCTTCTGTTTCTCCAGGAAAAAATTCAGGAAACGCCTTCTTGACGTACCTCTTGCTTACACCTTTGTAGTCCAACTTCTTATCTTTAATCTGAATAAGAAGTTTGGCTTCGTCTGGAGAAAGAGCTTCAAGCATTTCAATGAACATGCTTTCTTTCTTCAGTCGATTGACGTTGTTAGGTGAACCCTTAATGAAGTAATGCATCTTCTTCAATTCTCTTGGAAGACGATTGTAGCCCCAATTCTGAGGCATGTTCTGCTGCTTGTACGGAGGAATTCCTGGAGGTAGATCCAACTGAATTGCTTCGACGTACACAAGTTGAAGAACAGCTTTGAAGTCTGGTCTAAAATTTGCAACCCGCCGCATAGCCTCAGGGCGATCATCATTGGATACATCCGCCGATAGATGATTCATGATCTCTGGAAGAGTCATTTTACTCAAGTCGATATTTGCCATTTGTTCAAAATTCCTGCAAGGATTCCATCAAGACTTTCATGCGATTCTTGATAAAGTAGTTCATTAATTTGCCCTTTCCATTTCTGGGAGCACTCTCAAACGCATTCATGATCTTAGTCTGATAGTCAGCAGGAACTTTCTCAAGATCAATGAGTGCTTCATTGCGCTTGAAATTTCTTAGCATCATATCATCACAAAAAGACTCGGGTTCTTGCGTCAGCCATGTATTTAGCTTTTTCTCGGTTACAGGTCTTTGCCGCGCTTCCGAGACAAAAGTGTCATCTTGAGACAGAATGTTAGGAATACCATCGCCACGATCACCACGAATAATATGCTCACGAAGAAACTTTTCAGGATCGTTTGTACGAAGAAACTTTTTCGCCATCGGACTAAACTGTTCAACATTCGCGAACCTCTGAAGTTGCATGAAGTCTTTATCACTAGACAGGATAAGAATCTTCTCCGTGGAAGATGACTTCAACTGAACACCATGCTTATAGCATAGAGTGCCGATGATGTCGTCTGCTTCTGCCTTGTCTACCTGCACAACGGGATAAGGCATGTTCTCTTTGATTTCATCGCGAACACGATTCAGCACAGTGAAGATTGCATTCCAATCGTAAGGCGAATCTTCTCGACTCTTCTTACGAGACGCTTTGTAGAAGGGAAAGATGTCCTTGCGCCAGTAGTTCTTGTCATCCGTGCAGATGATCAAGTCACCGTAGTCTTTCTTGAACTTCACATTGTACATGCGAAGACTGTTCAGCACCATGTGCCGAATCATGTTTTCGTCGATGTTTTCCAATCCACCTGGTTGCATCATCAGATTGGAAATCATTACTTGGTTTAGATCGAGAAGAATCATTTAGTTTACCACCTTTGCAATGATTGTATCACTATTCAGTCTACCTGTCAAGGGAGCTTCTTTAGTTGACAAATTCACTAGCAATTGTTTCAATTTAACTTTACCAAAATTCATTAGGTCATCCAGTGTTTCTTTAGGCTTTCTTAGCTTCTTTCCGATCGATATATCTTCTTTGAAGTTCAGTATTGTCGTTCCTTTGATTGTAAGTCCACGCGCATCATTAGAGAAGTATACGCCGAGAGTCCTAGTTTTTACATTATAAACCCAGACTTGAGATGCACCGATGATCTTCTCTGGATGAATACTCTTCAGTCCAGTTTCTTTATCTTCAATCAGATAGAGTGCCTTAGATGCGAGAACAGCAGCGGGCTTTTCTTTCTTCTTTCTCGCTTTTCGAACAGGCTTAGAGTCTACAGCACCCTTGTTGGTTGCAGCGACGATACCATCGATAAAGTCTTTGAGTTTACGCAACTCTGCACGGGTGAAGTTGGAGTAACCTTCTTTCACCTGAGGATCATTAGAAGCAATATCGTCCTGTAGACGCTTCGATTGATTCACAAAAATATCACATATCTTGTTCAGAACAACCGAACTGAGTTTCTTACTCTTCACATAGCTATCAAGATCGAATTGCATCTTGCATCCAGACGCAACGAAGTCGTCAATAAGTCCTTCAAGTTCGCCCGCTTCTTCTCTTGCCTTATCTGAGATCCGCTCTTGTATCGTTGCTTTAGGAACAACGACACCAACATCAGTAGATTCTTCAATTTGTTCAATCGGTTCTTTGACTTGATTCTTCTTAGTCAAAGCAATAAGGCGCTTGTATGTCTGAGTGAAGAACTCTTTAGTTTTGTCGTCTGGCTTGAACCCAACGCACATCATTCGTGCAATCCATCCAAACTGCGCAGGAATCTTGGTATCTGGAATTGACTTAGCAAGTTCAATTTCATCTTTGCTTCGTCCAACAGACTTCAAATAATCGATAAAGAATTCCTTAGCTTCCTTTCGACCGAACGAGTAATTATACCAATTCAGTGATCGGAGAAATGCTTCTTTTGGATTATTGGGTTCAACTGCCCACGATGGTTCAGGGCCCATCATTGGTGAGTCTATCGCGACAAGTTTACGCATGATTATGCAATATTAAAATAAAATTCTTTCACAGAGTCAATGCGAAATGATCGCCACGCATTCTTGTCCAGGTCCCACACAGACATGACATCCGTGTTTTCTTTACGAACTCTATCTGTCTTCTTCTCAGTCTGCTCAATTGCATCTTCTTTAAGAGTGCATCGCATCTCGCGAGGCGTACCATCACTTTTCGTGAATGTCACCTTTACCTCGCCGTCTTTCAGTAAGGAGCTCAAATATTCTCTTAGCTCTTTCGGATTCACTTCGGGATTCATTTACCACCTCATCATTTTGTAAATATGTTGCAAGTTCTTTTACACCGCCAATGTACTTAGTGCCATGATATATCTGAGGCACAGTCTGAACATCGGGAACAAGTCTGTTCAATTGTTTTAGTGTGTAGTCTTTTCCAAAAATATAGATTCTGTAATCGATATCCAGCGTATACAGAATGAATTCTGCTTTGTCACATGCTTTGCTATTCTCCGCTCCGTAGATGAAAAACATCAATTCTCTATTGTCATGGTTGTTGTGATTCGAATACGCTCTCCCGGGGGATTACGCATAACAACACTCCGAAGAACACCATCAAGCTCATAGACAACATTGTAGCTATCGATCACTGGTCGAGTTACAAACTCACTCTTACGTCCACAGTATTGCTGTTCGACGTAGTGGACTTCCGAACGATATTCTACGATAGTCCTGCGCGAGTCTGATGCCAATGAGTTGCCGACAACAGCGCCGAGAAAAGTTCCAGCGATCCTAGAACCGTTAGAACTATCGAAGATGCGATTGCCGATGACTGCACCGATGATCATGCCCGCAGCTTGATTGCCGTTGTTGCCGTACACTTCCCTATAGATAGGGATCTGACGCTCTACAGGAACGTTCTGGATCGTGCATACAGTAGGACCAAGTTCGTAAGAACTATACATCTTTTCATTTGCAGTCACAGACACGACACGTGCGTAGCGAACATCCTGCGCAACGGCAGCAGAGACTGCGAACATAGAGGCTAGAACAGTGATGATCAGTTTTGCTTTCATTGCGGACACATCTTTCGTATTTGCTGAATTTCTCACAGTATTTAGTGTAAACGATCCTGATGAATTTGTCAAGCGGTTTTTATGCGCTTGTCGTTTTTTAGCTACACTATTTGTAATTTAATTATATAATATACTGTGCTATTCTAAAGTTTTGTGCAGATGCTTCATAACCAACATAACCTCTTGGATTACATATTACTCTAGAACTGCCCATCATATAATCACATGCAGTATGAGTATGTCCGTGTATCCAATACTGTATTTTAGGTCTATCTAGAATAAACTCTGATAGATCGGATGCGTATCCAGCGTTGCCGTGATAATCTCTCTTATACTCATCAGGCACAGATTGGTGAGTTGGTAAATGGTGTCCAACAATTACAACTTTTCTATCGTCTAGATTACTGTTTATAGCTTCATCAATTGAACTCAGACACACCTTATGTTCTTCATATGCATCTTGAGGAGAAAATCTAGAATTTCTCTCTTTGAAGATTGCATTAGAATCTGCATCTTTTGTTCTAAAAGAAACTTGGGCGTTACTGTTCTCGACGACATTGAAGTCATTCATCTTATACTTGATGTTCTGTAGAGAGAGTGGATCCATCTTGTTGAAATCTGTCCACAGTGTTCCACCGATGAATCTCACATCGCAGATGTCAGCATGATCATTGTTTAAGAATTTGAAGTTTGTGAAGTATTTAAACTCTTCTTGTAGAATTTCAGCAGTTTTTGCGTAGTCTCCATGATAGTGTTCATGATTGCCCATAACGTAGACAACATGATCATATCGACTCGTCACTTCTTCTAAGAATCGATGATATACTCCGACTCTTTTCGACTTAGCTTTAAAATCATTAGCAACGAAGATATCACCTGCAAGAACCAGAACTTCAGACTTTTCGCTATTGCTTAAGTCTAGATGTCCAAACTCTAAGTGAATATCGCTGGCTAGAGAGAATTTCATATAAACCTTTTTCCGAACACTTGATAAAAATTTGTATTTGAGTTGTCGCTTTGTTCAGCAACAATATCCATTTCATATTCGCTGGGATAGTGTCTAAGCAGAGACAATGCGCGTGTGCGAATGACTTTAGATACTCTAGGAGTCTTTTTTGCATCGCACAAATCTAGTAGAAATTGTTTAGTGCATACAACAGCACGATGGCGCTCAATAGGTAACGTCATGATTAATCCCAAAGACCCTGATAGTATTTTCCGAACAAACGAAAGCCATTGTTAATTCTGTCTTGATGCTTTTTCATTCCATCCCAATCGTACTTCCGTGTGTGATTAGGACCATCTACCATTTGATATGTTTCTTGATCTTCGCCAGTCTCAGAGTCTGAGTATTTTTTACCAGACTTCTTCCAAAGAATGTCTGAAACTCCGCTCTGATACTGCGCCTCCCAATCACACTCGGGTTGAATTTGCTCGAATGCCCATATCATCTCATCCATCACCCAATCCCACCGAGCGTGAATATCACATTCACCTTCTTTGATTTCATGCTCTTGATAGAACTCAAAAGTTAGTTGACTGTCATAGTCTTCGGTGGTTGTGCAGCGAAGATGTTCAGGCACATCCTCTACATCAACAATCTGAGAACCATGCTTCTTCTCTTTGAGTTGCTTGAGCATGGGCAAGATGATCAATCCGAGAGTTCCATCCATGTTCCACGTATCGTAATCATCAATCCGAATCTTTACTTTACGTTTCTTCTTAGACTCGATCCATGTGAGAAACTTATATAGAAGCGTTTCTTTGCTGTCTACATTGCCGTCTTCATCTTTGTCTGAGTCTCCAGCTAGCCATTGACCAAATTTGTAAACAACTTTGTCTTTGTCTTTGTCCAACCAAAACAGAATCTTTTCTGCCATCTGGTATGGTCCAAACCAGCTAGTGTGTGGTCCTAAGTATACTTTCATGATTATTTTGTCTCAATAAGTTCACCGTCTTCGTTCCATGGCCATGGAGTGTAGAATGCATTCAGTTTTAGTTCTTTGTTCCATTCTGATGTGTATTCATTGTCTTCATCACACAATGCAATCGACTCTTCTTTTGAGACAACTCGATGAGATACAATCGTTTCATCAAGGTGTTTCTGTGAAAACTCTTTTGCTTCCTGCATTGTAACAGTGTCTAGTGCCCAGTCAGCTTTGCCTTTAGGAACTTCGATCATGTATCGATGTCGGAAAGTCTGCACAGTTTCAACTAGAACCCACTCAGTCTCTCGTTTCGAGATGGTGTAAGATCCGTCATGATTGTCTTTCCAAACAACTGTGTCGCCCTCTTCCCATCCTAGAGTGGACATGACTTCATCAGGAAACTCAATGAATGACTCGCCCTCATCGTTTTGCTGAACATCAACGGTGTAACTTTTATCCGGCATAATATACTCCTTACTCAATTTTTACCATCATAACACAAAGAAGATCGGATGTCAAGCGACGATCATGCGAATCAATCCGATGCTATCAATCGTCGTCAACAAGATATAGTTAGCAAGCATACCAAAAGATTTCCGAGTCCAAGCAGCCCATGCATACAAACTGCAACC